TAAGACGTCGCCCTCTCACGGCGAAAACAGGGGTTCGATTCCCCTACGAACTGCTCCTTAGATTTCTCTGAAATGCCTTAAATACTAGGCTTTCAGAGATTTTTTATTTTCTCTGATTTGTTTACACTTGTTTACACTTTTTAAATGCACACATTTTTATTCGCGGCATGTTCAAGTTTATCTTCAATTACACGATCTGTATTCTGATCAAAACAGTAATTGTTCAAACTTGTCTGTTCATCTTCATGACCAGCTTGCTCTCGAATAGTATTGATATTTATCTTTTGGTCGAATAACGAAGATATATATGTTTTCCGTATCTTGTGACTGCTTTTCTTCATTACGCCAGCTTCAACACACAAGTCAGTCAAATACTGACTAAAAGCAGAAGTAGTGCCACGAACACATCCTTGACTTTTAATAAATATAAAATCTTGGTCATAATATCCATATTCCATATTTGTTTTTTTAATCTGTCGTAAAATCTTTTTGGCAGAATCATTAAGATAGACCTTACGATCTCCTGCAACAGATTTTGTGTATGGAACAATTGTGTAACCATTAGAAATAGATTTTAATTCTCCATCAATTTCTTTGATTGTATAATCTTCAACTTCCATACGTTGAATATGAATATAATTATCTTCAATATCAGACCATTTAATTGCACAAATTTCTGAAATACGAAGACCTAACTGAAAATTTAGTAAAATCATCAATGGAGTAGTACACCAAGGATGTTCTGCAATTTTCTTTTTTGCAGTCTCACATATCTTTTGTTGTTCATTAACAATAAATACCTGAGTATTACTTTTTGGTTTTTCTTTTCGTGTAAACAAGTTCGATTTAATTCTTACTCTGCGAAACGGATTATCTTTTAGTAAGTTCAATTCTGGTTCGCAAGCATAATCTAAGCACTGTCTCATAATAATCGACATATTATAATATTGCTTTTTTGTCAGCGAATATTTTTTAATTAAATTATGTGCCCATTCATTGAGAGTAAGATAAGTTAAATCTACTAATGCAATTTGTGTAATACTAGTATTTTTATAATATTTATCCCAATCAACTAAAATACGTCGAGCGTAAGATGTAGCATTAGTCTGAGAAGCCTTATATTTAAGCCAGAGAGGAAAAATAGTTTCAAGGGTATAAATATTCTCCTTGATGTATTTTTCGTCCTCTACAGCCGAATATGAGGCTATAATGGCATCTTCTAAATCGTGTAAGTGTGTTTTTGCAATTAACCTCCTTCCTGTTTTTTTAGATGGATCAAGAATAGTTGTTTTCCAACGACCATCTTTATCCTGAAAAATCTTGTACTTGTGTTGAGATAATAATCTCTGTCTTTCTGTTTCTTTCATTTTATTTCGTACATCATCAAGATTTATCATACCTTGACTTTGTAGAAATATCAACATATCGTTTGAATTTATATCGTTAATTTGTATCACTCCTTAGAAAATAGAAAATATAAGAAAATAGGGTAGTATCAAAAATGATACTACCCTAAAATTATTATTCTGCTTTTATTTTAATAGCTTCCATTCTTTTACCGATCCCAAGCGTACCTTGCAGATTCATATAATCGCTCGCCCAGCCGATTGTCTGCATATGGCAGCATACTTTAGCTCCATGAATTTCGATAGCTTCAATTCGTTTTCCTTGTCCTGTTGTACCAATTACAGTGTTTTTATTAATGACTCCGTAATCTTTCCAACCGATACCCTGAATATGTGCTTTAACTGATATCTTCTTTCCACATGGATCAATTTGAATAGCTTCAATTCTTTTAGCCTGTCCTGTTGTTCCTGCCTGCTGACCTTCAGTTTTCCATTCTGACCAACCATAAGTCTGTTGGTGAACACGATATTTAATAGTTATCAACTGAGAATTTACCTCCTTTGCAATCTGTCCATGAAGATTATATAAATAATCACCTGGACAAGCTTTATTGGCGAACCATCTATGAACGGTCATATTCTGTTTATCAACTTGACCAATTAAAGACTTATCACCTTTCCATTTTAACTCTTTAATTCCGTTACGCTTGCATATATCTACCAATAATGCAATTAAAGACTTGTATGCTTTGGCAGATACATGCCAACCTGTACTTGCGCCACCATCATTGGCTACCTCAATAGTAACTGCACGATTATCGTTAGATGAACTACTCGATGCCCATGAGCGATCTTTCTCTTCTACATACATGCCGACTCGACCATCAGAATCAATGCCGTAGTTAGCACTTGCTTTTGCTGTCTGAAATACGTTACCACAAGTTTCAACAGATAAATTGCCAGCCATGCAATGAATCGTAATTGTATCAATTGCATGATTTCTACCTGTCGTTTTATAAGGACTAATTTTTGTATAATTAACTAAATTTGAATTACTCATATATTATTCCTCCTTAAAATAAAAAAATAACAACTACAAAAGCCCACCAAATTTGGTAGAGCTAAAATTTTATATAAACCTCTTTCAAAAATATGTAAACTAAATTAAATATGGATTCCTAAACTCGAATATGGTCAAAACATATACAAAAGACATTATTGCAACTGTCGATACAAAATGGGGCAATGTATATATTGCCGAAAGTATAATGATAGACATCCCAAACAGGGAACTGACTAGAGCTAAAGGTGTTCAACTAACTGTAAATTCAAAAATGTTAAGTAGTGTATTTGCCTCACTGAATAGTTTGACAGAAACACAAGCAAATATTATTCTCCTTCGTGGCACAAGTGCAAAAGTTAATTGGTGGTTATATTTAACGCTAATTTTTTCCATGCGCTCCATTTTGCAGGACTTCCGCTTCGCTCTCTCAATAGAAAAGTATTGTAAGTTGGCTTAATTATTGCCTGTATTCCAAAGTCATTATAGGCGAATAGTACCAACACAATCGACCAACCACTTGAAGCTGGTGCATTGGGCGGAGTAGTTGTTGCGATATAATAATATCCGTTGTATGATCGTGTATTATATGAATTCATATCGCCCTTTATGGTTCCACGATAAAACAAAGGTGAATCTAATGTGTTTTGCTTTCCACCTATATTCGAGTTTAGCGTAGATAGCGCACCTGTAACAGTACCATTTCCGATAGTAGATATATCTGTCGTTCCCATCTTGCTTAATAGCCACCGAACATTCTTAACGGCAGTAGAAATCTTATTGAAAAGTGATTTATGTGTTTCGCCAGATGTGATTACAGCAGGAGCAGTAGAATCACCTGTAGAAGAATCACCAGAAACAAATGTTGTTAAAAGATTCGCTGTATCATATGATGCATTGAATTTTGTATTTTCACCATCAAATGATATAAAATTATTCATATTACTACTATTATCTTGTGTAATGTTACTTAATTCAAATGGTGTATATGGATGTATATCCATCTGCAATGAATTTTTTACTCCAACAGAAGAATAGACACCTTGAGCCATTACAGAAGAATTGACATCTTTGTTACTATCTTTTGTATTATCTACATTACCAAGCCCAATATTATCTTTGGATATAGTAACTTGTCCAGTCTTATATTCAGTTTCTTCACTTCCACGAACACCAGTAACACCACCATTTTTGTTCCATTTTTCTCGTTCGGAAGCGGTAATATGTATAGTGTCATTACCTGTATGCGTATCAAGTTCGGACTGATTTGCTTTTGTACCAATAGCTTTATTTAATGCTTCTTCTGTTGTCTTACTAGCTGTAATAGCATCAGAAACTTCTTTTAACGTGTCCATTGTTTCAGGTGCACCATTGATGAGATTTGCAATTTTTTGATCCGTATATTTATTTGAGTTCGCATATGCAACATCAATTGCTTTTTGCTGTGCAATTGAAACAGGTTTATCTTTGTCTGATGTATTATTTACACTATCAAGACCAAGATTGCTTGGTGTGATATTAATATCACCTTCACGATAATCAGTTTCGGCATTACCTTTTACACGAGAGAATACAAATTTTTCTCCTTTAAAAAATACTTTTTTTGCCATATTTTTATTTCCTTTCTGAAAAATTGTATAAAAATAAGACGGTTATTATTACCGCCTTATTAATGCTTCACTAAAACAGTATTAGAATCAGGTGTGATCTTGTTATAGTCCGTCTCTGTCTTTATAACTGCGTTCACAGCACCAACTTTCGATGCTGTGTAGCTTGGTTTTGTACTCAACTTTGCCCACGCATATACATCCTTGGCATTCCTTGAATCTGTCAATCTTGAATCTGTATTTTTAACATACCCAATATCATCAGTAAATTGACTAAGCTTAGAATAAGTAGTATCCGTAAACTTTGCATTTGCTGGCACATTGCTGTTTACAGTATGTCCATTGACAGTAGAAGCGTTACCACCATTTGCAAGCATACTCGTAGGAAAATCTGTAATATCTGATTTACTATGTTTGTGACTTTTCTTCGCAAAATAAGAGAAGATGTTATCAATCGTACGAGATAAACCAGAATTTGTTAAAACACTCATAAATACTCCTTTATATTATTTGACAAAATAAATTGTTCCATTATTTTTCTCAATCGTTGATAACTGGTCGTATTCTTGTTGCGTAAACAAACGTGTTTTATTATTCAGTTTTGTATCAATTGTGTTGTATAATGTTGTTGTTTTATCCATATAAGATTTTGCGGAATCCATATACTTTTTTGCATTAGCTTCTGCCGATGAAGCAGATGTCGCTTTTTGCGACGAAATACTTTCACTTGATTTGGCATTCACCTCTGATTGTGCAGCATGTGTTTCTGACATTTTTGCAGCAGAAGCCGATTGCTCTGCTGCATTTTTATAAGATAAAGCATTTGATTCACTAGACGCACTTTTTTGTTCACTTGCTTTCGCATTAATTTCGCTTTGCTTTGCATTTTTTTCAGATGCGAGTGTATTAGTTTCACTTACTTTTGCTGCATCTTGTGAATTTTTTGCTTGAGTTGCATAAGTTTTTGATTCATCATATTTAGAAGTAATATCTAAGAGAATATCTGAAAAAGTAGAAAAGTCACTAGAACTCTCTACATCATCCATCGTGACAGTAGATTTGTCTATATTAATATAGCCAGTAGTAGTACAAATAATTGCCTTCGTAGATGTATCAAAAAGTTGTAACTGATATGGAATCCTACGACCAGCAATAACTGTAATGTTCCGATCAAGATCAATTACTACTTGATTATTCTGTATAACACATGATTTCATGATCACTGTGTTGTCAGGCTTTTTTAGTTCCAAACTTGCCGATATATTCTCAAGAGTAATAGGAGTTCCTGCACGTGTAACAATTATATGTGCTTGACGACCAACATCATATTGTTTTGCATATATTTCCTCATATACTTTGGTATCGAGGATGTCAATATATAATTCTTGAATATCCTGCATTTAAGACCTCCTTTCATTTACCAATCAATTTTGCACCAATTAATATAAATCACTTCTGTTGTGTCTAATTGGCGATTTAATACTGCATATACTTTTCCATTGGATATCGTTGTTCCCTCAACGTGAGCGTTACATGTATTTCCATCTACATTCGTTACAAAATATACTGCCCTGGCTGAAGCTGTTACATTAGATAATTCAACAGAAGTGCCACCAGCTCCCTTACAAGCACAAGAACCAGTTCGAACTCCTTTAATCAATGTTGCATTTGTTCCACATTGAAATTTTGATACATTAAGTCTTGATGTTTGTATTAGATTCGAAGCAGTTAAATTAGGAGTCGATATTACACTTTCATTTCCTTGAACATTAATATCCTCTGTATTCACGCCAGTACAATTTATGTATCCACCAGCTTTCGTACCAGTATAGCTCAGATCAGTTCCAAGTGACCATCCGTATCCACGATCGCCTTGTTGATTATAAATTGACAAAGAAGATGGCGTAATTTTTACGTTACCGTAAGCACTCCCTTCTTCTGTATGTCCGTTATCACCATATCCATAAGATAAACTAATAATTGCATCACTTTCATTTGTTTGGCTATCGCCAATATTTAGAGTTCCACCTGTGATATTTGCTTTATTCATTATAACAGTGCCATCAGGAGTCACATTGAAATTATCTGATTTAATACTGATATTTTTACCAGACAGATTAATCTCACCACCAGATAAAAAGTTGATTGTCTCTTCAGCGGTTAAATTGATGCTATCAGCACCAATCTGTACCACAGTACCTTCATTTGCGTCAGCACCAAGTTTAACTGTAGCAAGTCTGCCGTTATCATCAACCTTCAAAACGATCTCGTCATTTAGCTGAGAAATTGCACTATAAACGCCTGAAATTGCCTCGTTTGAGGTTATATCCAAGCCAGAACCATCCCCACGTAAATGAAGCCCCCCTTTGGTGTCTACCCATAGTATTTTTCCGTTATTATTTGATAATGAAATCAGTGTTTCATCGTTTGGGTTTACCACAAAAGAATTAGTTCCATTACTGATTGATAATCCGTTTTTGTCGAATTTCAACGAACCACCATCATTGTAGATTCCGAGAGCTTCGCCAAGCAAAAGTTTACCTATAATTGTTTCGCCAAGTACACCATAAGCAGACAACATATCGCCTGGATGTTTTGGATCTTCATAATGGATTTTCCCGATTGCAGCTTTCACGGTCTTCCAATTATCATCTGTGATTGCAAGTGTGTTATTTACAACCTTTAATTGTTCTGGCTCATATTCACCAGTGATATCATCATAAGTTCTAGCAAGGAGTCCATGATTGTCATACGTAATGCTTTGACTATCTGAATCCCGAATGGCAACAGCAGTAGCATTCATCCCATGTTCAACCCATTCCGATACAGTTTTTCCTGTTTCTTGTGCATTCTTTGCTTGTCTTTTAACAGACTCGTAACTACCAGCCATAGACTTGGCACTATCTAATACTGATTTGATATCCGATATGCCATCGGAGACTTTCAAAACAGAAGAGAAATCACACGAAATTTTAGAAAAATCAGAATCCTTGATTGTATAATTGAGTAATCTTAATTCATAAATATCGTCATCACAAATAACACGAATCCAGTTTCCACATTTCCACTGTGATAAAACATCTTTGAATTCATCAATTGTCCATATGTTACCCACATCGGTTGACAAATCGACTTGCAATTCACTTGCCTTGACAATTTCCTTTTGTGCAACTTCTAGTAATTCTTCAGCTTTAGCAAGTATCTCTGAATTTGATAACCCATCAGAAATATAATTGTCATTTTGATATGTATCTTCACGTCTGTAGAGACAATATTCACCATATAAGTCTTTACCAAGATAATTCTCAAAATTTAATTCTGCTTGGATTTTGTCACGTTGCTTCTCATATTCAGACTCTTTATCCTCTTGTTCTTTTATCTGTGCTTCACGAACTTGAATTTCTTTATCAACTTCTAATTTCTTGTTGTAATAAACAAGATAGATAGAAGTATAAAACTCATGATTTGGATCTCCAACTCCTGAGTCAATTAACATATCAATGCAACTCTGATATGCATCGGAGAATGAAGATAAGCGATTCAATCCATATTTAGTCCAATCATATTCCTCATCGGACATATCTTGTTTATCAAGAATCTTTTGGATCTTCTGTGTAATAAATGTCTCATAATCATCTGTGATTAGAAGCGTAATATCAGAACCATTGGTCGCAGTATCATTTTCATCATCAACAGATGTAACTTTGAACCGACCATTCCATACTTGATTACTATATGTAGAAGACGCAATTTCAACTTTATATCCTGCTGACATGTAGATATCTGCCATGCTTTTAACTGCATTATTTACAGTTGTCACACCAGCAACACGCAAATTCTGCACTGCAATCATTCCGAGATTATCAGCAGTCAGTTTTGCCAATTCTTTATTAGCATCCGTATCATCTGTCTCAGGAGAAGGCATCATACTAGAAGTAAGATATAAAATCTGGTCAATCGTATCATATAAACCATTCATAATTTCCTTGTATGGTTTCCTTTTTGATTCGTATAATTCTTGATAGGCATTGATTTGATCTATTAATTCTTTAGACATATCCTCTGTCTGAAACGCAGCAAAACGATTAATGTATTCTGTTCCGTTTGGATTCACCGCACGAATAGCAGCATTAATAACATCGTCTCCACCTTGGATACGGAAGGTGTTTTTTACTTCATCGTCTTTGGTTGTAACTGTAATGCTATCTGATAGATTATCATTAGATACAGGAACATTGAAATATTCACCATAACCCCTTGTCATAGTTGTCCTACATTTAGAACAAACAGTTTCATTTTCTGCTCTGTGACCACATTTAGGACAGGAATTATCTAAATCATATAGACTAATACTACGATCATACGAATCCACACATACAAGACAGTTTAATTCATCTGCTAAATCCCCAGTTAAAAAATCATAAATTGATTTATCACTAATTGAGAAAGAGCGTACTAATTTGCATAAACTCGCATCTACATGCTTTATCTTGTAATGTGGTGCTTTAGATAGAACACGACCAAGCAAGGAACTTGAAATATCTGTCGGATCATAAATATATGCCATCTTATAAGCATCTCTGGTAATGTCATCCTCAGTGTTAATTTCGATATCATATAGCATTGTTTGCGACAATTCTGCAATACCGAGATTGCTACCAGTGATGGTTTTTACTGTCTCATTTGTTTGGGTTTTATCTATTGAAATCTGAAAATATTCATTATATTCAGGAATATAAATAACTTTTAGATCTTTAATTTGATCCCATAATGGAGTCGCTATACCGTTTACTTCTTTATAAACCTTGAAACTGCATTCATTTTTATTGTACATATCAGGTGTAATCGACCACTCTGATATTGGATAAATTGCGCCTATTTTATGTTTGTTGCGGTGACATAGAACAACGGTGGGAGTTACCACATTATTATTCATGTCAAGAATAGGATATACCATTAGATTCCCACCTTCCTTCTAAGTTCATATTTGATTTCAATGTCACATGGAATATTTACACGAAACGTATTTACAGTAGATTTTACCGAGGTATAGATTTTTGGAAAAGAAAAATTGAAATCTTCCATAACATCATGAGATGAGAGAGAAGAAGTAACGACTTGCATATTGTTAATTGAGATAATTTCTCCATTGGAACAATTATTAATACGAGTAGTACGTTCTTTATTATTAAAAGAATAAGAGAGTGCTAAATCACCAGCCTGCTTGCATTTAATTATCACATCAATTGGTGATGAACCTGTCTTCGATGATGTATCGTTGATAATAAATGATTCATCCGCAGACAATGTTTTATTGATTTTTCTTTTAGTGTAACCAATTTGGGAGTCAGTTGTAACAGTGAATTCAAGTCCAATTACACGAGTTCCTAACTCAATTTTATTCATATCTATTTTAGCATTGTATTCAACTGTATCATCAAGTGAATTAATAAATGCAAACCTATAATATCCATCCTCACGGCAAAACCAGCGTGATACTGCTTCAAGTAAATCATCATCAAAATCTTGCATTTGACAATTCTCAAAATGTCCCACTTGAAAAGTAGTGGTGAGAACTTCTGAAGATGTGCTACCTGTAAAATAATTCTTATATGCATTAGATGGCTGAAAAGTAGAAAAATCTGTTTTGGAAATAGTAGAGCTGTCCGTAGAACTGTTCGAGGTAATGTCGCATATTTTTAGATTAAAATCTGAACCATAGCGACCATCAAAAATAAAATCGTCTTTCATATCATATCCTTTCCAGGCTATGATAGAGATTTATGAAATTCTTTAATAGCCTTATTTGTTGCCTTTTGGTATTTGCCTTTTTCCTTGGCATAAAATGTCTTTTGTTTAGTAATTAATATCTCATAAAGAGAACATAGTTTTTTTGCTTTTTCAATTTGATCCTTTAATTCCTGTTCATACGACTGGAAAGAAGCAATAGTTTCTTCATTGTGAATGGTACTCATCTCATTCACTTTCCCCTGTAACTCCGCATTTTCCTTCCTCATTGTTTCATTTTCCACACGTAATCTATCCACTTCGTCACTAAGTAGACGAATCTTTTTATCCTTTTTATCTTCCATATTATTTACCTCGTTTTTTCTTGAAATTAAAAAAGACACCGCAATTGGTGTCTTAGTTAGTCAAAATAATTATGCTATTTTGGATGGGTGGTGTATCCATCATCTCAGGTACTCCGAAGAGTGTGTCGGGAACCATTTGCGTAATCATGTATAATATTATTAATACCTATTATAAACGATTATGTACTTTTAGCATTAATAATTTTAATAAGTCTTTAAGAGACAAAGATTCATAAATACTTTTCAAATATAATTTATTATTTGCTTCAATTGCTTCTAAATATTGTTGCTTTCTCATTCGCTCAGAAGATTCTACTATTTTTTTTGCCAATCTCTTAGTTTCTTCTTTGTTCCTAATTAATATTTCTTGATTTGATTCCATTGTGAAACGCTCCATTAATTGAATTATACTTTCATCGTCAACTTTAATTTCAATAGTATCTAATTTCATAATTTTCATAATCTCACCTTTCGGATTTAGAAAGCATCATAACAATCATATCATAATATTGGTTAAAAACCAAGTCTCTTTCATATGATTTATGCAAAAGCATTGCATATGGGTAAAATATATTTTTTGCAAAAGACTCCATTTGAGTTTCATTTTTACCAAAAACCTTAGGTTTTGATACATCTATTTGAAGCAATAACTCTATTTCGTTTCGATTTGTTTTTATAGGTATGCCAATATATTGGCATACAGCATTCTCCCGTTGCACGCTTCCCTTGAATTTCTGAAACTTATCTGAAATTCCTTTTTGATTTGGAATACATTTTATCATACCATTCAAATCATTAAATAAATTTATAAAAAATATATCTGATTCGTCTAATGAAAAAGTAGTTTTATAAGACGACGGCATCGCATTGTTATCATTCGCATATGCAACCATTTTTACAAAATCATCTTCTTTTTTCATTAAGGTAACTTCACACAAGAGATTCTGACCGAACATCTTACAAATCATACTATGGATACTTTCACAAATCAAAAAAGCAAACGTTTGAAAATCAGCTATTTTATCCAATGATTTTTTATCAATCGGATTATGCTTTGTTATATATTCATTTACTGATTTGTTTAATCGGTAAATATTTGTAGCAAACTTACTATTAATTGTACATTGCTCGCCATAACAATGATAAGCCATTGTAAGCTGCTGTAATTCTTTATTGTTAATTGTTTTGATAATAGTAGAAGCTATATTAAAAATTACTATAAGAATACATGCACCAATGGTAAAAGACCACCAACTCTTATTATTAACAAAATTTGTACAATGTATAGAAATTATACACGGAATTAAGATATTAACTATTGTATTTACCACGTCATTAGTAAAAAATTTTATTATCACTATTTTAAGTAATTCTTTTCCACTAAGTTCCGTGTACATAATATGCTTCCTCCCACTAATCATTAGCATTAATTTTTATTATACACCAATAATTGACAGAATTCTATCAGAACATACGTTTATACAATATAGGAGAGTGCCGAAACACTCCCCATAAAATTAGAATCGGTTTATGTCTTTGATACTTTTTCCTGCAACTAAATCAACTGTAGCTGCTTGAAGTACCTTTTGTACCTTAGAATAGTCTTTAACCACACCGATAAGAGCTTGTGCAAACTGATCTGGATTCTGAATACCATCTAACTTGATGTCACCAATAGATACAGTTACATCGCCACCACGGTTAGTAGTAGCAAATGTATTCATAGTTGGCATTGCATTTTGATAGAACTTCTCCGGGTTCTGTTTTGCAATATTCCACAGATTATCAGTCATTTCACGAGTAAATACAGTTGTACCACGAGTGATTGGAGTTAAGATACTACCATCAGAACGTCTGATAATTTCAGCACCTTCTTCTTGTGTCCAAGCTAAGTGATCGTAAGTTGCTTCCTTTAGACCATTCTTATAGCCAATCTGATTACCTTTCACCCAACCATTACCGCCAGCACGTTTACCTCTGATAATTGCTTGAATATGATATGGATAAGCACGACCATTAACGATTTTATCAATCTCAAAATAATCTGGTTTGAATCTGTTGACATTGCCTGTTGGAGCAGTACCATAAGAATCATAATACCAATTACCTGTAGCATTAACTCTTGTTCCGACATTCGGTGATGCCTTTGGTGCTTGTGCAGTAGAAGAGTGATTGTTTGTATTTGCTTTCGGAGTTGCATGTGGTTTAGATGCTGTTGAACTAGAACCATTTGCAACACCATTTGGATTATTTGCAGTTGCTATATTCTTATTCGCCTCTGCTTGTGCAATTTGAAGCATCTTATCAATTGTGACTTGAATGCTATTGATTGCTGATTGCACAGTTGTAGCATAAGTGTCGAATTTACCTGTGAAACCAGAAATAACTGTTCCTGCATCGTTCCATATAGTCTTCATCTGATCAGATATTGTATATCCTACATCAGAAGTAACAGTAGTAATCGTATCACTGATAGAAGATTGATTTTCATTGACTACACCGATTAGCTCTTGAATAAGTATTTCGGTCTGCTCAAATTTCTCATCAATCTTATCAGAATACTCCTGATACAAGTCATCAAGCATTTTCTCTTGATCTTCGATGTATTTGTCGTATTCGGTGTCTTTTAAATCCTTTTCGGCATCTTTGATGTCAGATTGTAACTGCTGTACTTTCTTTAAGGATTCCTCAGAGTTATCATTCTCGAAAACAGATAATTGTTTCTTAAGACTTGCCAGATTTTCAGTTTTCTCACTGATTGTATTTTGGTATTCGTAAATCGACTTTTCGTTGTCCAGATATTCCTTTCGCTTGTCTATGAGTTCCTGCAATACTTCAAGCATTGCATCATATCCATCACGAGCAAGGTCAATCATGGATTTCTTTTCATCGTTAGCTGAAAGTATAACATCTCTCTGCGCCTTAATGAGTTCTTCTTTTCGATCAATCAAATCCTTATTCGCTGGATCTTTCGCAATGTCTGCTTCAATCTTCTTAATCTCACTAGCATATTTCTCAGCTTGTGACATGTAAATATTATACTTAGACGCATAATTACCAAGCTGTGCAAGACCTTCATTTGTAAGTCCTCGATTCAAGTGACCATCGGTTAGATTGTCCCTATCTTCGAGTAGACTTTGTACAAACTCAATTTCGTCTGCAATACCTGTGATTTTATCCTGAACGAGATCGAATAAATCCCAATCAGCCTGACGTATATTATTATAGAACTCTTGAATTGACTTGTTGGATTCTACGATAGAACCATTGACTTCATCAATCTGCTGTTTGAGATCATTTAAGGCTTCTGAATCCTGTGAAACACTACTAGAATTAAGCATATTATTCAATTCAGAAACCATTTGATCTCTTTGCTGAACTAAGAGTTTGTTATTCTCATTCTCATTTTGAAGCATTGCTTCGTAGTATGATTTTGAGATAATACGACCTTTTGTTTCAGCATAGTCCACCAGCTTATCAAGAATATCATTGGTATCCGTGAATACCTTCTCCATATCTTCAAACTGCGTTACTATGTTGTCGAATTTCTTTTGCGCTAGTTCGGAAAGAGATATATTGAGTTCTTGGATTTTGTCTTGTAGCTCTACAGCTTTTTCGTACCAATTCTGGTAATCCTGCACACGATTGTACAAATCTTCATCAGTGATATCCTCAATATTTATTTCTCCGTTACGAACCTTCCGTTTGTAATCTTCAGACAATGCAACGCTGTCTGCCTGTTGTAAATATCTTTTATATCCCTGTGTAGCCCATTCGATTTCGTCTGCTGTTTTAGCAATCTCATCATTTAGGGCTGTGGTACGAAGTGTCCAACCAGAGAATGTATTTTCCTCTGTTTTATTCAGACGAGCAATAGCTTCTTCACAACGATTGATTTTTACCTCAATCCAATCTATTGTCTCTAAAAACTCATCCGCTTTATCCTGTGTGCTTGAATCATTTGAACCACTTGAGCCACTTGAGTTAGAGCCTGAACCGCTTGAATTATGAAATCTTGTATTGGCTTTTGCACTACCAGTTGCTCTTTGAGTTGAAGTTGCATATGCATTTGAAATAGTAGTACCGTTTGCAAAACCACTACCAATTAATTTGCCACGTACATCATCATCGCCATTTAATAACTTCGCAGTGTCAATATGGTTGAATATTACGTCACCCTTCTTTAGGTTCATAAATTCAGCACCACGCTTACCAATAAGCTGTGCTTGTCCATTACGAACTAATAATTCAGGTGCAACCTCTCCGACAAGTGCCTGTTGATCGTATGCAATCTGTCCATTACTGACACCATCTGCATAAGCCGTAGTTCCAGCGGCACTAGCTTTAAATTTCGATGTCTTTTTGCCACGGTTGCCCATAATGACACCATTTTTTATTGCTTTTGACTTTGAATTACCATGAGATGTAACAGTTCCACCAGATACACCAGTAATTTGTCCTTTGACATTTACAGTAAATACATGAGTTTGTAATTGCTGTTGTAAATTAGTATAAAAATTAGTTGTATTTGCCTTAATTTTTATACTAGCAGTTTCTTTATTTGTATCTTGTATTAATTTGTTTTTTGTCTGTTCATATGGTGTGGTATTAGCATCGACAGAAATCTTTGCATTGTCTTTTTTCAGTTTGTCTGTATTAAGTGCTTCAATCTGTTTATAAAACTCATCAGTATTAATTTCAGCATCAATACCGATAGTTTTTAATTTACCATCACTTTCAAGAGACTGTAATTTTTCCGTAATAGATGATAACTTAGATTCCGCATCAGTTGTATCAATACCTAATGTTTGTGCACTTTCAAGAGCATTTTTTGCTTCGATATACTGCTGTAAAATTGCTACTGTTTGTTGATAACTATCTTGTACATCGGTCAAATCAAGTTTCATGATAGTAGGCTGTTCAAGTTCTTGCTTTTTGACTAACAAATCAGTTAAAACAGTTTGAATGTTATTCCATTGTTCAGAACCGACATCAAAATTATCTCTCTTGGCAACTAATTGATCTATCTGATTTTGTGCATCTTTTGCACTCTTAGGATTTAAGTCAACATCAAGATTAATAGATATATCTTTAGAGATTGCATCAGCTGCATCTTGCGCTTCCTTTTCAAGATCGTCCAACGAGAGTGAAGATAAGTGGGCATACAAACTAATTTCTGGCACATCACCAGCATGTTCTTGTATTACACTGTTGTATAAATCCTCTAAATCAGAAGTATCATAACCAGCTTTTTTAAGAGCTTCAATTTCTTCACGAGATTCTTCGATTTGTTGTCTTGCTTCGGCATTTACACCAGATATTTCATTTAGATTTTTTACAATTGAATCTGATAAATTATCAAAAGTGATATTAAACCCATCAGCATTGCTCATAGACATCAAAATATCCATAGTCTGTGACACAGACATGTTCATCTGTTCGGCTAATTTTCCAATATTTTGAACCTGTATATCATAACTGCCATCTACATTTTTAATAATCTGATCTGATAATTGACTAGCATCATCTAAGAAATTGTACAATCCAGAAATATCATCTGTCATATATCGCTTTGTTCTAGCCATATATTGTTGAATTTCTTCATCGGAATATTCTAATTGCTCATTGAATGTTCCAATATAATTCATCCATTCTTTGAACTGATCAGTTTGTGTCCAACCTTTATCATATGCATCTTGCATGGACTCAATTTGACTTTGAGCATACAAGAAATTATCATTTTGATCAGGTGTCTCTAATGCTTTTTTGTATTGATTTAATGATGAGAGAGTAGCCATAATACTTTGTTCTAAAGCATCATAACCATTAATTTCATCTTGTAAAGCAGAAATGTTGTCTAAATGAGTAGACAAACTATCCGACCAACCATCATTATCCTTGCCAAGATTTTTAATTTCATCTTTTAAGGCATCTACACCTTTGGCATAAGCTTTGTTTAATTTCGTTCGAACATTTGTATCCTTGACTTGAGTGGAGATTACTTTTTTGAGTGCAGAAATTTCTTTATTATACTGATCAACTGCATTTGCTTCTTTTAACTGGTTTGCAATTAAAGCGGCTTTAGCAGCCTGTTCTGTATAATTAGCCATGTACTCAGTATTAAGTTGAATGCCAGAACTTGTATATGTGATAACCTTGCTTAAATCACCATAAGCGGTTTTTAATCCATTAAGTGTCTCTTCGGTTAAATAACCTTGACTAGACTGTTCTGATAAAGCATTATTCATTGCTTTATATGCAGTGGATGGATCAAACGAAGAATCATAACTTGTAATTGCAGATTGATTCAAATAACGCTGCATAGCTTCTTCACGAGTTTCAGATTCACTCATGATTCTATTCCATGTTTGAATTTCTGCTTCTGTATTAATCGAATTTTTATTTGCAAAATTCATTAATGACTCTTTAGATTTATCTAATGTAGTCATTGAAGCCATTGCATTTTCAGCTAATTGAATCGCACCATCTTGTCCAGAAAAATGCATCAGTCGTCCGACAACATCAGCCCAGTTACTATTGTTATCATAGTTCGTATTTTTATCAAATGCTGCATATATACCATGAACAAACGTATCCCCAATTTTCATGCCCTGTTTATCAAGGTCTTTGAGTTCACTATGGGTAATTTGATGATCATTGTCATATGCTTTATCAATAATAGAATTGATATACTGATAAACTGTATCTTTTGATAAAAATGTTCCATCTGGTAAGATAGGAGTAAATGCAACTTCCCAACCAGTACCATTCAAATTTTCTCCAAATCGATCTGACATTCCATATACAGTATCAATAGAACCTATTTCTGGATCATAATCCCAACTTGCTAATGCATCCGCATATGTCTTTTTCAATTCATTCGACCAATGGATAATAGTACGTTTATCCATATCGACATTACCGAATTTAGTTTGAATTGTTTTGTCTTTTATTTTGTTAGCATATTCATCAAGTCCCCAATCAGAAATTTTCTGATATTCGCCTTCAAGATTACGTTGTGCATCAGAAAATTCTTTATCAGTAGTAGATACAAATTTACTTGCGTTTGCAGATACACCATCCATCAACATCTCATAATTATCCAGATATTTCTGCATACCAAGATCGGATGCTGTCAAAGGTTTACCCAGTGTATCACCTAATACATCATTGATTTCCTGTACATATGCTTCGATACGATTCTTTGATTCTTCCAAACTTATATCATTATCACTGATTGTCAAAGCATCGGTAATAATTTGTTTGAATTGATCGCCAGTATCGGCATTTGCCATTGCTGATTGTAAAGGTACAAGAATATTTGTTTCAATAGCACTTTCTAATTCTTCACCGCTTAAACCACTAAAATCATCACCTTGAAGAATATCTCCCCAATTCAAACCACTCACAATACTACTAAGAGCAGACTGCATTTCGTCATTGCCCGTCATTGCAAGGTATGAACCAGAAGAGTTCTGCATCCACATATTGACATAAGATGCAAATTCAGCGTTGCTTGTGGATAACTGCGATTCAGCAGAGCGCATTTCGGTATTTGCTGTACTAATTATTCCTGCATAATACTGTCTAATCTGTTCCTGTGTTTCCTTAGATAACTTTGCAAAATTGTACTCTGTTGCCGAATTACCATCTTGACTAATAATAGCATCGGCAATATCAATATTCGCTTTTTCCATATCAGCAAGAAAATCTGCATAATACGTCTGTTTCTCTAATTCAGATTCAAAATTAGAAGCTGGCTTATTATTTGAAACACTTTCATTGAAATTATCTAACGCTTTCTGGTACTTCTCGATCTTCTCTGTTTGAGTGTCGATAGTATCATTTTTTCCTTTTGCTTCCTTACCGAACACTTTAGATTGATTCTCAAAATATGTGTCGATATTTTTATTGATTTCTTGTTGAGCTAACTGTTGCTCAATTTCAAGGAGATCTTTTAATTTTCCTGTGATTCCATCTACATTACCTTGTAGATCAAGGATAGCGTTGCCATTATCATCATATCCCTTTGTGAGTTGTGGGAATACATCGGCAAGCTGATTTGAAACGTCAAGAAATTCTTTGTACTCATCATCGGATAGGCTGATATTTTTACCTGTAAGCTGATTTACTCCTTGTGCGAGTTCAGCATACTTTTTACCAGCTTCATCGACTGTATCTGCATTTTGTTTGATTTCAGATTGGAGAGATTTGATTTTGCTTTGTGCATCTTCAGCATTTTTCTTTGCTGATTCAAATGCTTCTTCCTGCTTCTTATTATAATGAGAGATTGCCTTTGAAATACTATAAATCGCCGTTGCACCAAGAATAGCCCATCCAGCAGGATTGGTAGCCAACCATACGGCAGTAGCTTTTACTTGCGCCCAAGTAGCAGCAGCCATTGCTTTCATTTTAGCAATCCAAGCAGGTATCACACTAGCAGCCTGTGCATTAGTAGCAGTAGTAACGCCCAATGTCATAGCAAGTTCTTGGGCTTGTGCTTCTGTTAATACACCACTAGCGACTGCTTCTTGTAACTTTTTAGCAGTTAATTTGACTGTAACGGCATCTTCCCCTTCTTTTGCTACAGTTAAGCCCATACTTGTCATAACTTCTTCTGCTTTAGCATCAGATTCAAGTTGTGTAGCAAGAACAGATTGTAACTTTGTATTTGTAAGTTTAGTAGAAGATGAGAGTAATCCTGCTTCAGCCATAGCCTGATATTGCATTTCTGTAGATAATCCTTTGGCGGCTAACGTCTGCTGAATCTGAGCATTTGTTAAACCTTGGGTACTAAGCAATACAGCGGCTTGAGTAGGTTCAAGCTCTGAGAGAGCATTAGCATATTCCTGCATTTGTAATGCACCAAAATCACCATAATCTGCATTTTTGATTGATTGGATTTCGGTAATGTAGGCTTGGAGTTGGTCAATTGGTATTTTGCCAATATTTAATATATTTGATTTACTAAGACCATCTACTGAAATTCCTATGGATTTGAAATTTTGAATAAACGTTGTCAGGTCTTTTAATTCTTTAATAAATTGTTTGATTTTCCATTTATGAATATTGAATATGAATAAGTAATTTGATATACTGAAAATAAAAAGGTGGTATATAAAATGAACAATTATGTCATGGAAGGAAAATATAAAAACCTAAAAATAGATTTTGGCAATTCGATATGGATAAAAGATAATCCATATTCTCGAATTATGAATAAATTATCCATTTCTACCTACACCGTCATAGATGAAACCAACAAAGACCAGTATTCATTCTGGAAAGGTGCTTTAGGCGTAGCATTATTTGGTGGCTTCGGAGCAATAGCAGGAGTAGGCGGCAAGAAGAGTAAGGAATATCTTGTTGCTGTGGAATGGAAAGACGGAGAGAAGAGTTTGCTTTCTCTGGATGAAGATGCATATAAGGTATTTGTTAAGAGTATGTTTTAAAGAAAGACTATAAATGGTAGAACTAATTAACTGTCAAAAAATATATTAAAAAGAGCAGGTGTGTACATCACCTGTACAATTTAATATCCAATAAAGCAGTAGTAAGGACTTGTTAGATGAAGATTTTTATTTCGCTATACAAAAAAATAATACAGAGCCATAATTTATGACTCTGTATTACCTCATGTGTTAAACTCATGTCAAAGACAATTGTTTAAGTTCCTCCTGATGTCACATATCTATCAGCTAATGGACACCCATTTCTGTTTGATATGGTACAAATCAAGGCTAATGGACACCCATTTCCTTGTTTGTATAAGGAAGTATACCAAATAATAAACTTACTGTCAATATTAAAATAATTTTACCAATCCATATGAGTGAATATTTGCTTTGTATCCATCATATATCTTAGGTTCTAAAATATTCCACATAGAATGTTGAATTTTATGTCCATTTATATACCTTACACAATTATAGGCAACGATATCTGCTATTTGCAATCCAATACTGTTTTCTTCTTTTACAGTAAAACTCGTTGTGGTTATATATTTATCAATTGCTTCTGGAATATAAATATTAGTACCATTTTGCAGAATATTAAAATAGTGTTTTTGTATTTTTCTATTCTGTGTTTCTTCTCTCGATTCGAACACTATACTTCCACGAGCTTTATTTTTTATTAAAAAATGTATATAACTATTTATCACAGAAGAGAAAAGTATCTCATATATATCATGAGAAAAATCTGGATATTCGTCAAGATACTCCTTTACATTAGTATATGCAGTTATTATTTTAAGGTCTGTTTTATTAATGGTATTTCTAAGTGAAGTCCAAAATTTAGTACATATATCGGCATTTGAACATAGGATCTTAAAATCTTTTTGCTTTTTAAGGATATCAGTATAATGAAATACGATATTAGAATTTCCTAAAATAGATTTTGTATTCTGTATAGATGGTATTAAAAACTTTTTGTAATTATTTCTTGATATTATAATACCACCGAGTAACAAATATGGATTTGCTTTTGTTTCTGCACTTTCGTCTAAAAATAATATATAATCTGAGTTTGCCATAATAATCCCCCAATCATTAGTATTATCTCACATTATATACTAATAATCGACAAAATACTATCAGAACATATGTTTATAAAGAAACATGAAAGAAGAGTAGCCAACAGACTACTCTTCGTAAAAGATATTTATAAATCTTTAATCAGATTCTTCCAATAGTTATATCTTGCGGATACATTCTCTGGATTAGATGTTCCATTCTGAACGAATAATTTGTATTCTTCGTTTTCATCATAGTGTTCAATAAAATCAATTACAATATCGACAAACCGACTAAACGATTTTTTATCTCTAGTAATTCTATATGCAGAATAGAGTACCATAGGAATAGAAGTTGCAGGCAAATCATCAATCGTTTCAAAAGCATTTTTCATTCTATTCAATGCTTCTTCTAAAGTGTTCATTTTTTCAATATATTCATCTCCATGTTCTGCAACAAAATTATTCATATCTTTTGATCTGAATGAAGTAAAATCATTTTCTTGATTTGTTGCAATTAACATAAGTGTCTGGATAATCCAATCACGAGTTGATCCATTTTTCTTTTGTGCTTTAGAAGAAATCATGCTAATAAATTCATTATTTGCCAATTGAGATACTTTAGCATTAAATTCATTAGAGCCATACACCACTCGTAATTGTTTTGGATTCAATGGTTTCCCTGAATTTTGTCTTCTAAACATCTCTCTAACATCTTCATCAGTATAATCAGAGATTTCGTAAATTTGTATTTCAGCATCAAGTAATGCACCCTGAATTGCCTCATCTAGTTTGGTATATTTCTTTTTACTAATATCTTTTTCTTCGCCATTAATCATAACAGGTAAGAGATTGGCTGGTAAAGCAAATTTATCATTAATATAATCACGCAAAGTTGACAATCTCTGAACTCCATCGATAACAGCATATACTCCATTATCTTCTACAGCATACGTAGGATTAACTGGATATTGACGTAAAATTGAATCAATTAAAAATCCCTTTTGTTGTGTGTTCCATTGACCTTCATCTCTTTGAAGTTTATGTGTTAATACAATTCCACCATTCCCTAATTTACTTACAATTGACGAAATTGTTTTTGTACGACATGTTGATTTCATGAAATACCTCCTAATTTTTAATTATATATGATATTTACCATATATGGATTAAAAAATCAAGAAATATTATAATCTGGAATACAAATATGCTAAAAACGCATTTTTGGCGAATATACGTTCTCTATATTTAATTATCAAAATATGGTACAATAATACCAAGCTGATTGTATATGAGCCATCGTATCTCATATCATCGCACGACATGAAGCTTGGTATTATTTCTATATGTACCATACGAAGTACCATTTTATAGTTTGGTACGAACTATGGAAATAAATATTCAGCCCTTTCTGGGCAATAATACAATTTCCCAACTTTAAGATATACTATAAAGAAGGGAGGGTAGAATTGTTAGTAGTCTTAACGCAACTATTGAAAATCTTGGGTTGTACAGGAGTATGTTACTTTGGATATTTGATTCTCAAATTAGTAGCCACAATACTGATTTGCAAAAATCCAAAACTCAGTGATGAGAAAGTAAAATACATAACCCGTATGATTTCTAAGGACAAACATCAATCTAAATAATTTTATTCTGTTGTATCAGCCATAATTTATTTCCTTTTATTCCTGTGGGAGTCCATCTTTGCGATGGCTTCCACTTTATTATTCTCTGTTTTGCATATCAAATTAATTATTCATATTCAATATTCATTCTATACTAACTTCCGAGCTGGTCTGGTTACCAGCGAGCATAGACTATTATGTTTTTCATACACAATAGAAACCAGACTGTACTTCCATATCTACATGAGATATCGTGCCTTCCAGTCGTTGAACCTTCGTCCTATATAATAGGAGGGGAGTGTGCCTTAACTCCTTTCGCTTGGCTGCGGATATTTATAATCTTTATATAGTAATACCTACTTTACTATAAGCGGTCACTTAGCATTATTGGTTAGCCTATGACCAAATATCAACTTTTCCTGTCTTTCGACTCTATCATATATAACATTAACTACTATATATTTTTGCATGATATTATTTATACATTTCCCCGTCATTTTGACACCCAACTTTATTTTAATTGGCGTTGCAACATGGTATCGCTACCATGAAGGACAAAATCGTTGTTGTGATTTATCTTTACCAATGAATGCGAAAATTGAAGCAAATATTGGTGGCATTACACCAAAAATATCAACAAGTTTCGTTCCAGTTTCCACTAGGAAAGTTAAAATTGATACTGTTGTTTTCACAGTAGAATCATCAATTGCGTTATACCAGAACTCCTGTACACGGTTCTGAAGTTTCTGAATTTTACCATCTATTGAATCTATAATCTTTTGATTTTCTTCAAGAGCTGAATTATCAGCATTTGAAGCTGCTTCAATAACTTTATCTATAGTTTTATAATTTTCAATTAATCCTGCTACAGTTGAGGCTCTGTTTTTCCCGGCTAATTTTTCAAGAGTCGCTGCCTGTGATACATCTGTCATTTGATCCCATACAGCACCAATTTCTTTAATAATTTCTGCTGTACTTTTAAATGTATCTTCATCTGCCATAATATCTACACCAGTTAAGCCTTTTATTTCTTCTCTTAATTTTGATGTAGAGTCAGCAAGGTCATCTGTTGATTCACCCATGCTTTCTAAGTCGGATTTTGCACCTCGTATACGCAAACTTAAAATTTTCATTGCCGATGAAGTTGTAGACGCATCTTGCTGGATTATATTACCTGCTGTAATTATTCCAAGTGCTTCATTTAAATCGTTTCCACCTGCTTTTAAAGCAGCCGCAGAAGTTTCCATAGCCTCACCAATGTCGGCAGAACTGATTGCAAATTCATTACCGATTTTATTATATCGGTTCATTACTTCTTCGGAAGTTTTTACCGCATCATCATTAAACTCGCTCTTCCAAGCTTGCACAGAAGAAACCATATGTTCCGTAGCGGTAGAAATATCCATATCACCAACATTTTTATAGATATTGGAATTCTTCGCTAACTCATTTGCTTCCGAAATGCTATATCCAAGCCTTTGCCAATCTGCAATTGAATTTTGTAATTGAAGACCAGTCGTTGCTATAGCATCACCAGTATCAAATGATTGTTTTTGATAATTTTTTAGTGACTGAAGTGATTCATCAGATACCTTTCTCATTTCTGTAAGAGCTGTATTAAGTTCTTTTACAGTGCTAACTCCTCGTTTTACCCCGTTAATAGCATCATAAAAACTAAACATACCAGCTACTTGAGCAACCATTTGATGTAATCTACTTGTCTTAAATATATCCCACAAACTCTTGCCAGCTCTGCCTGCTTGTTCTTCGGCATTTACAATATCAAGAATTTTTCCGTGAATAACACCTAAACTTGCGGAAGGATTACCAGATTTAATTTGATTATAATAATCTCTGATTTCAGCTTTTGCTTTTTCGGACATATTAGAATTTTCACGAAGAATTTGAGAGATTTTATTTAATTCTTTTTCGCCAGCTAATTGATCGTATCCTTTTTGGGCGGCTGTCATATTTTGAACAGCAGATATTGCTTGCTTTAACTCAGATTCATATTTATCCAATAAATCTATATCTTTAGATGTAATCAATTCATGAGTACCGACATCTTGTAATGCTGCTTGATAGGTTTTAAGAGCTTCTGATACGGTATTAACATTCTTAATATACTCATCGCTTGCCCAACCACCATCGTTAAATTTCTTTAAGGTATCACTATATTTATCGGATTTTCCTCGATATGTAGAAAGTTTTTCAAGTCCATTTCCAACTTTTTGTTGGTTTGTTTCTTGTAATTTCTTCTCAATTTTATCAAGTTGATCATACAAGCTATTCAAAGAACTTTCAGATTTGGCAACCTGTGACTCAGATAAAATAGGTTGTTTCTGTAGTTGAGAAATCTTTTCTTCGAGCTGAGTCATCTTTTGTAGATCACCATCTTCAGCCTTACCACTAGAAACACGTTTTGCAACCTCGGAATATTGTCTAATCGTTTCAGTTAATTTATCATAAGCTATTTGATTCTGTTCTTTCTGATAGGCTTGTTCTTCACGTTGAAATTCTTGATATTTTTTCTGATTAGCTTTAGATTGAGCTTCGATTTCAGCTGTGATTTGTTTCTGAACTTCTAATTCTTCCTTGGATTGATTAACCGAATCCTTTTTTACATCATACCCAACAATATTTTGACGCAGTATCTGACCTTTTTCAGTTTTGGAACTGATGCCATAAATTTCTGTAGAGCCACGACTATCTTTTAAAGTGTATGAATCATGAAATTTTCCATCTGCATCAGCAAATGATTGACGAGTAATCTTTACAATATCAACTAATTCTGATTTTGTCCTATCAAGCTTTTGTAATACATTATCAAAGCTATCAGTTGGAATATCTACCTGATTAAGCGTTTTATCTAAATATTGAGCTTGAAGAATCATTTGAGCAATTGGATTTTCATTTAAAATATTAGACGCAACCTGCGGAGTAGAAGCAGAAGTGCTCTTTATTTTTACTAACTCAACTTCAAGTTCTTTGACACGATTGGTAAGATCCGTAACTTCTTGAACAGAAGCAGTAACATCTAAACCACCATTAAAAGCATTAACGAAATTCTTCGCAGAATTAGAAATGTCATCAAGTTTACCTGCAATACTTCCTAATTGAGCAATTACCTCTGTAAGCTCAGTCTTCCCGAAAATGTTTTCCAAAGGATTTGTGTCACTTGCGGCTTTCATTTCATTGAAGGTTTTTGTTACTTGTGACATAGCAGAGGAAGCTTGAGTCCAATATTTCTTATCTGTATCAGATTTTAAAACATCTTGTCCGTTGAACATTTGTTTTGCTTCATTACGCATATTTTCAATAAATTTTATATATGCTTGAAGTTTACTCATTGAAGTATCATATTGATTTATATCAAAGTCAAAAAACTTATCTGTAATTATCTGACCACCAACACCAGACATCTTAATATGATCGAACAATCTCTGATATGCTTGTAGCGCATTTGATATCTTAGCTTGTGCCTTCGATTCCATTTCTGTATCAGAGCCAAAATCTATATTCATATTAAGTCCAATGCCTTTTACGCTTGAACTTAATTCGTTGATTGCTGATTCAATATTATTTATTATTTGCAGCAATGGCGTTAATTCATTGCCATCACCGACATCAGATAGAGTAGACTTAATATCTTTAATTGATGTAGACATTCTACCTGATACTTCAGATACAAAATGATTAGATAATGTTGTAAGCGATGTATTAATTGATTTAATATTATTGACTAATTCAGTTCCATCATTCATTGATGAGAATGCTTTGCCAATATTACTAATATCCTTGGTAACAGAAGACAACTGAGCAGACAAGTTTTCAAACTGCTTGAAATTATTTGTCCCCTTACCAATTGAATCGAGCATTGTATCCAATTTACGGATAACACTTTCTAACGTTTTTGTATCTAAATCTAATTTAATTTTTCTATCTTCTTTTGTAACTTGATCAATAGAATTCTCTGCATTCAATAATTGTTTCCGCAGATCTTCTATATCGAGTTCAATTTTCGCCTTCCAGCTTGCAACGCCTGACATATATACCTCCTAACTAACTAAATAATTTCTTTGCTTTATCATCTATAATTTTCTGAACACGTCCTCCGAAGCCACTTTCAAAATCTTTGCTAATAATATGAAAAGGAGGTATACTTTGATACATCATCCAACGACCATGACCATGCTCCCCGTTCATAAACATAAAATCAAAAGCTTTACTAGCATCCAATATTTGATCAAACCATCCAGCATAATTCATCATCGAACTAGAATCAACTTGCATAATTAGAAGATTACCATTCACAATTGTTTTTGCGGATTGAAACACATTCATAAAATTGTTTGTCCTTGAATAAAAAGCTGGTGTATAATCGCTATACCAACTGATCAATGAATCATAAACCGACTCTTTAAATAATTGATGAATTTCTGGTGCTGCTATCCTCGTTAACTGATGTTCTTTTTGTCTAACATCCTTTAGAACAATCTTTGTTAAATCACCTTTTGCCAATTTCATCACCTCCACAATTTCACTATTTATTCACTAAAATAGGAGAGCAGTATAACCACTCTCCATAAGAAAAACCCTATGCTTTTGACGGACATAGAGCCTGTTTATTTTATTTATTATATATGATATAATTATTATACCTGTGGTAAATATAGGTAGATAGGAATAGTAGTAATGGAAACCGCTTGTTCAGTTGTTTCTGTCTGTGTTGCAATCGCAGGATTAATATACACAATTTACAGAGACAATAAAAAGAAATAGTTTAACCAACTATACGTAAGAATCAAAAAATACGAGTATCTACTTAATATTATGAATTGGATAGGACGGTAGAAGACCAGTCACCTTCTGCTACACGAAACTATAATACCAAAATCCTATATTTGCATAAGTCCTTGAGGTACAAATGATATAAGTAGAGAAAGTATTTACTTGACAATGTTAATATAAATGTTATAATTAACAATTGAACAAGCATAATATAAAATCCATTACGAATGTTGTGTTCCATATCTTTAATGCAATCTGACTAATTGCACATGCCAAAGATGTCAAAAGGAGACAACTGTAAGGAGGCAGGAGATAGCATCATATTGAAAAATGTGGTGCTATCTCTCGTTTTGCTTCAATTTACAATTTTTACCAAGTAAGTTTTTCTGTTACGAGAATAGGTACAAATCCAGATTTTTCAAAGTCATGTTTACGTTCATATTCCTGAATCAACATCATTGAAGTCTTTTTATTAACGGCTCTGACAGCCAGTTTAATATCATCGACAAAAGTATTATCTGCTCCTAAAAATACTGTATCTGTATCAATATCTCCAATACCTGCTTTTGCTCTAAACGTTCCTTTATCTCTTGTACCAAGCTTGATTAGCACATAAAATTCGTTTTCAATCTTCATCAATCTTTATTCCTTTCAAAATGTAAACATATTCATTGTTGTGATAATCTTCATTTGATGAATAATTTTCAAATTCAAAACTATGATATGTTAATTCACATTCAAAGTCATCTCGTGTCATTGGATCAATCCTTAACTCATGTATTCTAATTGTTGCTATTTTATTTCCTGAAATCATACAGTCATATAATAGAGGACTAAATGACAGCAAACGAATTACCATATTACTATTGGAAGTGTAAGAAACCGACTGAATGAACCCACCTTCAAGTTTGAAAATAATATCATTATCTAAAATAAAATCCACAGAGGTATATCTATCAAAAAGTAAGAAATCATATTTTTTGTCATTGCCAATAATTTTAAATTCTCCAAGATGACTTATATTGTTCATGTCTTACACCTCTGTAAAACCGCCACTCTTCGCCATCTCAACGACTTTAAGCAAATCTTCTTTTGGAATGCCATCAATCTTTTTACTAATTATATCTACAATCGGTGCGAGAGTAGCATTTGCCAAATCAGAAATTCTTCCAATCTGTTTGCTAATAAACGCCTGCGCAGTTGTTTCGTTAAACTGTACATCCGACTGCTTCATGGATAGAATTGTCTTAAATTCACTTAACTCACTCATTGGAATAAGCGGTTCTCTTTGTTCTGAACCAACAATTAAAATGTCAAGTAAACCAGATGATTTAAGTGCATCATATCCCTTGATGAATCCTTTATCATCCTCGTCAATCTCAAGGTCGGTATATAATTCAATCACGGCACGACAAAACTGTACATACTGAGCAACAGAATTGATTTTAATCTTATCTGTTTTACGATATTTTGTTTTTCCATTGTCATCATAGACTTCCTGTTCAAATGTTGTCCTATCTACAATTAACTGAGCGTATGCATCTTTCTTAACAATTGATACATATGGTGTAATCTTAATGCCCTTTAATAAAGATTCTTTCAATGTACTGTTATTATAATTATTATATTTTTCAACCAATTCTAAAATTTTCATATTTTATTTTTTATACTCCTTTTATTCCTGATTTTTTGCAAATAAAAGAAGCCGATATACATCGACTTCTTAATCAACTTTATGTACTGAATGGTAGTAGCATCCACTTGGCATTTTTGTGTTTACCAATATTCTTTGTGACATATTCGTGAACTTCCTCTAAGCATCCACAATTTATGTCTTCAAGAGTTTGATATTCAAGCGGATCACTCTCATCAACACATACGAGCTTATAAAACACTCTTCCTTCCATATTCAATTGTTCCTCCCAAGAAATTATTTCAGACAAAATAATTCGTATAAATCTACCTTGAGTGCTTTTGATATAGCAACGGCATGATGTAACCATATATCATTTGTGTCTTCATTTTCAATTTTGTTTAACGCAGATACTGATATACCAGTTATCGCAGACAAACGCCGCAAAGAAATATTCTGTTGATTTCTGTAATACCAAACTTTATTTTTCATATATGTAGTATGTGTGAATTATTTTATCTTATACATATACTACTACAATATGTGTCTACTGCATTAAACGTTTACCTAATCACTATAAAAATCCAACTATACCCATCATTTGTTACAATTGTTGTCTTCTGAGAAAATGCATCATATTTGATATATGATATCTGTGGTGATGTATCACATATATGATTGTACATATGGGAGTCAATCATGTAATTATGAGAAGAGAGCAGTGAGTCTATTTCTTCTGAGTACATTTTTTTGCCTCACGTCTTAATTTCTTTAATGTGTCATATTCCACCCAGCCGCCATATTTGAGATTTCTACAAATAAACGTCAGGTTAGTTTCTGGGTATTTAGCCCATATCATTTTTCTTTTTAAAAGTGACATACTATCTGGATTGCCCTTCACATCAAAAACCTGTAAAGTGCCATCAGACCATATAACATTAAAATCACTTCTATATTTAATAGGTAAAATTGTTTTACCTTTATATTTAAATTTATCTTGAAGAACATATTCTACTTGACGTTCATATGATAATATTTCTCCACTTTTCATCTTGGGTTCGATATACTCTTGTAAAAATCTAAGCTCCGTTAGACTGTCATAGGTTACGCCATTATATGTCCGATTTTTCTTACCTTGTTCTGAAATATCTACATGATATTTTGATTTTGTTCTTGCTATTCCTTTTCACTCCATTCTAAAATAGAAGAGTGGCATCCGAAGAAACCACCCTTTCCAACTAAAATCCATTTTTCAGTTTTTCCTTATACGATTCCATAATAACTTCCATTGACACATCCACCTGTCCATTTGTTCTCCCTAATGATTCAAGCAAATCTTCATAACGACCATGAATGTCAATTACATGATCATATTGTTCCTTACTATATTTTCTTCCAGAAGAAATAGCGGAAGCCATATCTAATATCTCGTAACGCCAATCATTAATATTTTTATCTTGAATAATCAATGTTAGTTTTTCCAAATCTTCTTTTATCATTTTGTCGTGCCTAATTGACTGTTTAGTATCTTCTTCTTGTTTTTGCCTTAATTCATTCAAACCTTCTGACGTTTTAACAAGCAATTCATGATCATTATTGCGCTTTTTTACCCATTTAACGGGCTTTCCAATGATTTCAGAAGCTTTGCCGATTAAGGTGGCGGCAGATACGAATATAGTAATGATCAAAAATAATATAATTAGAAAACTGAATAAATCAACTTGTGATAACTGTTGAAGTGCTTCTATCATGGTTGCACCTCACTTTATTTCTCTTTGAATTTTTCAATTAAATTCTTAAAAGCTTCATAACAACCTGTAGATGCCAAGCCGGAAATTAAACCGCCAAGTAAAATTTCAGGGGTGAATTTTCCATTGATCCAGATATTTAGTCCTACGCCAAGAACACCCATAATGACAGGAATAAAAGAATTAATCTTATCTGTCTTCACAACATTCTTGAGCATATAACCAATACATAAACAAATGCCTACAATAATGGGAACTGCATATTCTGCTAAAAATCTTAAGTCCATATTAATTTTCCTCCTTATTCATCCACGACCAATCTATGATTTGACCACAGAGAGGACATGGTGATTGATAACAATTCAACTCTGTATAACAACGTTGACAGTATGGATATCCACCGTCTAATTCTATATCTGGTTCTATAGGAGTTGAGATTGGTATATTTTTATATTTTTCATTCATATAAATTACCTATGAAAGCTCATAATTACACCACTTTTTATATACATCTGATGTAGCTGTCTTTAAAAATACCATCGCTAGAATTGCATTATCTTTATCATCAATGCTTGTATAAATATCTATTGGATACACATTATTCTTAATATATAATAATTGCTGTTTTGGATTGACAATACGAACAACTTCATGTGGTAAATAATTTCTCGCTTCCTTTAAATTTGTTTCTACCATATTTTCCTTTCGATCCTTTATTAAACGTAAAAAATAGGGGAATATAACTAACACTATTGAATAGTAAAGTTACATTCCCCTATCAGAATTTTCAAAATCACTATTCATCAATAACACCATCGTCTTTAACCTTTTTGACTTTGGATTTTCTATAATACTTATTCGTTGGAATATCTGTACTCTCATCTGAAATAACAGATTCATCTTCCTTAATAACATCATCAGTTTTTTCAACTGGTTTTGTTTCTTCGTTAATCTTCATAATTGCCTTTTGGTAACTTTCACCAAAGTCTGCAATCCGAGATAAATCTAGTTTATCGAGCTGCTTCTTTGCGTCATCTGCTGAAATCTTTTTGTCTTCATAATCAGAAGTAACAGTATAAATATCCTTGCAATTTTCAGAGCAATATGCAAAATACCATGTTGGTTTATTTCTATCTTCTGGTCGGCATTGAGGACAGAAAAGATGCTCGCCCCTGCACACGCAACAGGTTCTTAAACCTCTTTTATTCATTTATTCATCTCCTTAAATATAATAAGAGGGCAGTGCATAACCGCCCTCAATATTACTCATCAGATTAGGCTTCCTCTTCCTCGTCAATGAAGTAGATTTCAACCATTTCCTGACCAACAGAACATGTGTCTGTAAGAATAGCACCCTTGTAATCCATTGTCTGAGAATCTCCACCCTCAAGAGCAATAGATACTTCTGGAGAAGGGATAAATGATGGAATGTGAATAACAACTGCACGATAACCACCATTTACATTACACTTATCAACAGCGAGAGCCTTGAAGTACAACTCGTGAGCCTTTGGATACTTATCACCAGAGATAGTAATCTTTGCACCACTCTTAACGTTCTTCTTGAACTTAACAAGATACTGTACCTCATCTGTGTCTGTTGGTGGTGTAAGTGTATTTGCATCGGCATCAACCTTAAATTCTGTTGGAGATACATCTGCACCCTTTGTATATGCCTTGCCGAGAGAGCCATTTGTTGAAAGTGCGTTTACAACGAATGAATCTGCAACTGCATCAGTGATATCTAGTGTTTCACCAGCCTTTACAATCTTAAAGATTGGCATAACAATTGCCTTTTCTGCCGTTGCAACTTCTGCATCAGTTGCAGAAACAATCTCTGCGATAGCAAGGTTAAGGAAAGCGTTAGTAGCTGTGATTTCACCAGTCTTACCAGAATATTTTCGATATACAAGGTTTCCATCCTTATCCTTTACATCTGTTGAATCTGCTGTGATATCAATTGTCGCATTCTGAAGCTGTGTAAGTGCATAAAGAGCCTTATCAGCTAAAGCACCATAACCGAATTGAAGACGGTCAATAATTACGTCACCTAACTTAAATGCCATAATAAAAATCCTCCTTAAAAATATAAAAATTTGTATTAAAAAAGAGCGACTAATAAATCGCTCATAGTTCACTAATTATTCATGCAATTCACGCATGAAATTAAATTGTTCTCTTGGAACTTTACTTACATCACAGAATCCACTATATGATCCTGCCATAAGTGCACGACTTGATTCATAGACTTGTAATCTTTGTACTGAGTCCATAAATTCACAAATTCCCATTTGTCGTAATTCTTGTAATTTATATTTGAATCCTGGATGATTAACGCAAGCAGATACCAATGGAAGAAGTGTAGAACTTTCTTTATCAGTACGTTGTGCTGCGTTCATCCTGTCTTCATCTATCATCCATTCCTTTGTGATTTTCCCTTTTGCCATTTCAATTTTGGGATGAATATTAAGCATAGACCTTACATATTCTGCAATTTGATTGTATTCAGATTCCTTTAATATAAAGTCCTGATCTTTGTCGTATAGACATAATTCAGAAGTGTCTGAATCAGGTAATTTTATATTCATCAATTGCATTTTTTCGATTTTATAATCTGGGAAAATTAACCGCATTGCGGAAAAATCAAATGAAGGAATTTTATTTAGAATATTAAAGACTTCAATATCATGTATTTTACACCAATCTATTTGTGCATCCCAAAGCATAACACGAATCGAAGTAGAGTTATACAGGATAGGAGATAAGCCAGAATAAAACTTTGATTCTCCCATATCCAAAATATCATAAATCTTAGGTTGTACAATTTTGATTCCTGCGACATAAAAATCTTCACCGAAGTACATCGCAAGTGGATCAAATTCATATTCTTTTTTATTCTCAGCTTGTTTCTTTTGAGCATCAGCTAAAACAGCAGCTTGAAGCCCATCTAACATATCAGTATTTTGCTGTGCCATAATATCACCGCCTTAACTGATAGTTATTTGTACTCGTTACACCATTAGTCGTCTTAACGATTCCATTAGTATCAACAACTTGGAATACAAGAGTGCGAACAAGATAATTGCTATCTGTCGTAGATTCCTTTGATGAGATAAGATGTGTCTGCATTCCAAATATATTTGACCAATTGAACCGATCTCTAATAATAGAAGCAATCAAATCATGTCTTGGAATGCCAGTGAGTTTATCATCTCTGTCATTCCCATGCACAAAAATAGTAAATGTGATATTCGTATACTTTAATGTATCCTGATAACGAGGCATCTCATCAAAAGATACTTGATAACAGATATAATGTTTTACCTCGGTCTGAGTGTCAGGGATAAACAAATAAGGACGAATATTAGAGCTTCCATCAAAATATCTATCCCATTCTCCTAATGGTTCATGTTCTTTCTTTTCTTCGTTCCATTCCCAATTGATATTTCCGTCATCATCGAAAAGTTCTGGCTCAAGTTCTTTTTCATTTAATGCATATAAAAGGCACGGATTATTTTTTAATGCTTCTTCAATCTTCTTTTTATACTGAATATTTTCATCATCAGGAGTTATTTTATATGCACGGAGTTTATTTAACAAATCATTCTTTGTAACTAATTTTTCTTCCATAAAACACCTCCTTATTCAGTTAATTCTAACGACAAAATTTCAGATTCAATCGGCAAGTTATCCTTAACAATTTCACACTTAACAGACAGTATTTTGCCAATAACAGAAGTGTCATTAGGAAACTTTACTTTCTTTTGGTTATACTTTATGCCAGATCGCCATGTTACTTTATCTGTCCAGTCTTCATTATCAATAGAACAAGTCCATGTGAAGGCTGCATCATCAGCATATTCAGTTGTAATATCTTCATTGGAATCATTAAATAGATTTACTGTGAGATTTTTATAAGAGCCACCAACTTTAATAGTTGAAGTGGATGCTGAAATTCTTGCTGTAATAGAAGATGGGGGAGTGGTTGGAATAGAGGGATCTGTTGGGACAATTTCTGAATCGAAATATGAAGCCCACATACCAATAATATTACCATTTTCGTCTTTCTCGATATAATCTCTATGTTGGTCAAAGAAATCTTGATATAGAGTTAATTTCTGAACCCCAAGTGGTTGAGCATTTTCAACCTTGCTGATCTGCCATGCTATTGCATTGTCAGTAAAAGAACTAACAAGTACACGCATATTCTTGGACGACTCGTTTGTATACCAAATCTTCTCAGTAATTGGATTTAATGGTAGCCATACTTTATCTTGGTTTTCTTGCGAAGTAAATCGCAGGTCAGTCCAAAGTCCACTGTTGTAGCTGCTTTGCATTTTTAAAACAGACCACATTCTACGTTTGATTTTTTCCGTTCCATTATTCTCAATCCACATCAATTCATAATTGCATTTAAGAATCAGATACTTAGGAAATTGATTTGCTGGTTCAGTACGAAGAATCATCCATTTTTCATAAATGTTTTCATCATTCGGGATATCAATGAATAAGCCGATAAAATTATCATTATGATATTTTTTACGATAATCAGTTTCAAAATAGTAGAGTTCGTCACCTTCGGAAAAATGTGTTTTCTGTGTTGGTTTAAACTGAATGTAATATTCTACTTGGTCTTTATCCATAGACTGATATGACTTAACAATAAACTTTGCATCTATGCGTGTTTTAGTTGTATTCTCATATGTCATGCCTTCGGCTAATCGTGGCTGATCATCATGATAGAAGTCATAGATATAACAGATTTTACTCTGGATATCATTATCCCAAGTCTGTTCCATCGCCCAATCAGATTCTTCCTTATAAATCTGACCAATAGTTTTAGCACCGTTGTTCTTGGCGTTTGCGACACGCCTAGCTGTTTGTAGACTCGGCATCGCTTGCACCTCCCTCAAACATTGCTTTGATATATCCGTGAGAATCTAAGATTGCCCTACGGAATTTTTTATAACTAAAATGGTCGCTCTTGAAATTATCCATAGCACCTTGTAAAGTCGCCATAAGAGTCACCATAAGTCCGTTATCATTAAATAAGGTTTTTGTGCCACCTAATTTAAACATAACATTTTCAAAGAAGACGAGAAATGCTTCATCATCTTCAAATATTTTCTCTTCAATTGTCTTGTCCTTATAAAGTAGTAGCTTGTGAATGTCACCATGCATTGCACGAACTGCTTCATTGATTTGCTTGTCTGTGAAGTTACCATATATGTATTGCATATTAGGACTCCGTGTTAATATATGAATTGTACATGTATCCGTAATCACGAATACGTTTATTTAATTCGATTTTCATGGAATCAAGACGGTCAATCATGTTTTTATGATTGTCGAGTAGCTTTTTCTCCTCTTTACCACCTATCATTACCGATGTGTGCATAATAGAATCAACCTGTGGTTGTAACCACTCAATCGTCATTCCAAGTACAAGAATTCCTACGACAAAATTCATATCAGCCGTTTCGTCTACTGAATTATTCAGCGTAAAATCCAACTGTTGAATTTCATCATCGAGTGTGAGAGAAGAGAATAGTCTACGCACCCTTGGATTAGAGATTACATTGCTTAATCGTTCTGTATATATTTCAAGCAAATCGTTTTCGTCAAGAGAGAGTTCTTTCGGATCTGAAATTCGTCCTCTTGTTCGTGAAAAAATTGTTTCATATGGAAGCGTCATTGTGAGCCTCCTTTACTATTCCTGAACTAATGTAAGCAACATTTTTGTACCAAAAATTTCATCAAGAGCCTTAATTCTGTGAACCGAATCAAGAGCGTGAGATTCAATCATTGTAGAAGCAATACCTTTAAGGGCTTCCCTTGCTCCCTTTGGAAGTTTCTTAATTGTTTCTGACATCTGTGGAACAGGAAGATTTAAAATCTCATTTAAGTCACTTGTTTCATACATAGACTCATATAAGTCTTTTACAGATTTATTCTGTTCAACAAAATCTTCATCTTCAATAATAATTCTTGGTGAATAAATGTTTACATCTTCACGAGTTCTAACGAGATAAATTAAATCTCTATATTCAACATCAACTACATCTCCACAATCAGCCCAACTATAAAGGATATGTGAACGTGCTCCCTCAATATAAAGTCCACCACTTACTAATGAGCGACATGGAACAGTATCTTCAGGTGAAAATGTTTTTACATCTTCTTTAACTTCTGTAGTTTTTGTTACCTTTTCTGTACTACCAGTAGTAGCAGTAGTTTTCTTTGTATATGCCATTTCCTTTCAATTCCTTTCAAAATAGGAGAGTGGATTGCCACTCTCCTTATAATCAATCTATAAGTAAATCTTACAGATCCCACTCACCATGATAACGAGTCATAAGAGTTGCAACACCCATACGTCTCTGTACCTCATAAGACTGCATATCATCCTTAGTAGCACCCTTTTCGTTTACTTCAAGCTCAGTCTCACCGTAGTCAACGAACTTGATAAATCTGTCATCAACTGCTGGCATAATATAGAGCTTCTTGTTATCAACGATAGGAGTAGCAAGAGACTTATCAGTAAACTTCTGTGGAATCTCCATAAGAGGTGTTCCCTCATAACCACCGATAATACCTGTATTTGCCACAGACTCCTTGATTGAATTAGCAGGATCAGCCCAATCAACCTTTGTGAGTGCGTTAAGAGACTTTAATGCTGTCTTAGTACCCATGATTACAACACCACTTTCGTTAGCAGCACCAACCTTTTCGATAATTGCATCAAACTGAGCTTTTGTAGCAGCGGCTAAAGCACCAGTACCTTTGAGAGTAGCAGGAACAGGAATAAGGTTTACACCATTTGCAAACTGAGAAGAAATGAGTGTCTGAACCTTCTGAATATAAGCCTTAACAACCGCATCAACGAAAGCACCCCAATCCTTACGTCCAGTTAAGAAGAGACGAATATCTCCACCAACCTTGATACCGTATACTGCTGTATCAACATGATAAGACTGACCAGAACCTAAACGCTGGATTGATAAGTCATGTGCGTCACCGCTGACCTTACTTACAGTAAGTAATACTTCATCATCAGCCCAGAATTCATTTACGTCTCCATCTTTCATATTCTTTGACTCAACATAATTGTTGAAAAACTCATTCTCAGAAAGACCATGAGCAATCTGAGTATCAATAATTTCCTCAATTACCTCGAAGAACTGTGTTCCTCTCTCAGAATTTAATGCTCTCTTAATCTGCTTATTAGAAGAATCCTTGGTAAGTCCAAGGTATTCAAAACAAGCCTTTCTAATTGTGTCACTAGCTTCTGCCTTAGAAATTACACGATTAGAATCGGCATCATAAATTTCACGACCTGCACCGAGGTCAAACATAAGATTTTTTACACTTGTATCTAACATTTATTTATTTCTCCTTTCTCAAAAATTAGGCTTTCTTTGTAAGCTGCATAGCGGCAGTTACACCAGAAATGGCTTTGAGTTCAACACCGTCTTTAACAGCGATTTCACCAGAAAATCCATCTGCTGAAATTTCAACTACATCACCAACTGCGAGTTCATAAGCTCTAACTACCTGAGTAGGAGCATTTGTATAGTTGCTTTCTTTCTTAAATGTGTTGCTATATGTCTCCTCGATCATTGGCACCTGGTATACAAACAGGGCATCTCCAGGAGTTACTACTTCTACATAGAAATTCCCATTATTTGCCTTACCAACGACCTTTCCTTCAAATGAAGTAGGTGCTGCTGCTTTATAAAGATCTAACTCTACGAATTCACCCTTACCAACGAACCATCCGTTGTCTACATAAGCACTTGCTGCTTCTGCTAACTGAATGTTATAAATATGCTTTCCACCATCTCTTGCGAGAACTTTAGAAGGGAAAGCCACTGCATGTTTTGCAATAGTCATCTGAATCATTAATTTTTCCTCCTTAAATTTTTACATTAAAAAAGACACTCGATTTGAGTGCCATTACAACGATTTATATTTTTGTTTTATTTGCTAAAAAGGTTTCCGTAACGGTTATCCTTCTTAGACTTGTTTACATTAGCGAATACTTTTACAGTTGACTTTTTCTGAGCTTTTTCAGTAGTAGTTGCAAAAGTCTTCATATTAGAATCTGCATAGATAAGTTTTGCTTCCTTTTCTAAATCTTCGAGAGAGTAGTTATCCATATTTGTATACAGTTTCTCAAAATCCTTATTAATGAATTTTCCTTCTTCATCTTTTTCAGAAATAGAAGCAAAGTTTTCATTTGCAAGAATTTCCTCACGCTTTGCATGAAGTTCATTCTTTTCTGCTATCTCCTTAAACTCTTTAAGTGCAGCGTAGTTTGAACGCATAGACTGTAACTCTGCAAATTCACTATCTGTCAAAAGTTCACGATGTAAATTGTATCTTTCTCCATCAAAAGCTACATTATCACCGTCTTTTGTATAACTCTGACCGAAGATTTTATCACCATTCCAGTTCTCATATGTAAAATGATCATCGTAAACAGCGTTGATAAAGTACCACTCATTATCAGCGTCTTCATATTCAGATAAAAGCTGGTAAAGTGCATATCTTGTATCTTCATGACTGATTTCATATGTACGAACAATCTTTTCAAAAGTCTGACTTCCTCCTTCATCACCATCTGGATCAGAAGTTCCTTCGCCATCACCTTCTCCATCATTGGAAGGTTCACCAGATTCTCCGTTATCTGAATTGTCATCATCAAACATCTCAGCAAATTTTGCTTCAAGTTCCTCATCTGACATTTCTGCATAGTTGAACGTTACATCTTCAGCAGTCTTACCATATTTTGCAAGTAACTCTTCAAATTTTGTCATTTTGTTATTTGTTCCTCCTTCCTTTGATTGTGTTTGAACAGAAGTCTGTTCTTTATTGAAATTAGAAAGTGTCTTGTTAAGATTTTCTAAGAGTTCAATCATTTTTTCATCTTTGTCAAATTTTACTGAATTGTTATTTACACTAAAATCCGCAATATCGGCACGAGAACCTTCCATGCCTTCCTGAATTTCTGTACCGTCATCATGACTTCCTAACAAAGTCGAAGCATTTACATAGAAATCGTTTAATTCAAGATATTTCTCCTTAGCGTTGTAAGAAAGTTCATCAATGAAAAGCTCGCAACTATTTTTTGAACCTTGTTTTGCACGAATAATTTCACAAGCCTTTGTGTATTCTTCACTTATATAAGCATAAGCACATACATAATCTTTATCTAAGTTATTATCATGTTCCCAAAATGCAGGTTCAGATGAGAAAGAACCAACTTGAGATTCAATATATCTCAGTTCTTCTTTACCTTTTTCGTCTTTAACAATTTCCATCTCATGACCTTCGAAATCCCAACTACCATCGTCAAGCTGATGGATTGCAGCCAACACAGGTCTGTCAGCAATTGTATTCATTGCTTTCTCGGCAGCATCTTTTGATACATAACTCTTATTTCTGTTAAGTCCTGTATGAAAAATTCTGAATTTAAGACGCATCATTCCACGATGATTTTCGTCTACGGTATCATCTATCTCAAAAGTCGTAGGTACTTTTAAAGCCAACTGATAGCCAGTATCTTTAGAACTGAATTTTGCAAATTTCTGCTCTTGACAGAATTTTAGTAAATCATCTTCAGTTAAAATTTTCTTTTTAATAACCTTTGGCATTATTTAACCTCTTCCTCCTTTCTTTGTTGATATACCACTCAAAGTAGGGGAGTGGTTAGAATGTTAGTATGTTGCTATACTGAATTTTTGTTATATCTATATCATTTGAAAACCGAAACTTATCAGTATTCAAAAATACATAAATACCATTAGAATTTTGTACCTGCTGATATCCTTGCTGAGATAAGAGAGTAGCAGTATGGGTATCTTGGGTTGTTATAAATTTCTGTTTCATAATCCATCTACTCCTTATTTATTGTTCTTATCTTGATCTTTTGTCTTGAGTCCTTCATCACTTAAATCTGATTGGTCTTTTTCTTGACCACCACCTTGATTATCACCAGATTGTGTATATGATGTGTTAAATGGTTTAAGCTTCTCGCCAAGATTCAGACAGTCTTCCTCTAAGAAATTCATAGCAAGAGTATCTTTTTCAGATACACCATTTAATGTGTTGTATAAAATCTTGTTTGGAAGTCCATTTTGACAAGACTCAAGGATTGATTTCTTAAAATCATCCTTCTGATAAATAGAGACATCAAAGAATTTAACTTTACAAGGTTCAGATATCCAACTAGATAAAAGTCGATTTACAATCGCTTGAATCTGCGGAATAAGAGTTGAAATAGAAAATGTAGAATCTGCAAGAACACCATACTTAAAAGCAGTAGAATTAGATGCAGAGTTTAGGTTTAATATCTGAGCACCACCAGCAGTATTAAGAATTTCTTTTGTTGCTTTTTCAACCTTTGTTACATCACCAGTTGCATCATCTGGAAAGCTTATTTCGTGTAATTCACCAGGAACAATAGCAGCAGAGATATATGGTGGTAATGCTTCTTCAAGCATACGATTGAAATATTGAATCATTATATCTGGATTTACAGCCCAATCATCTACATCTTTACCCATAGTTTTCATTTCAAGCCACACCAATTTATAAATATTGGCTGCTTGTTGAACTGCCTGATAATCAGAAGCATCCATAAGATCAATTAATGATAAGAATATAGGAGTAAGAACGGGAACGATGGTTTCCCAATCCTCAGACCTGAATTTAATACATACATTGTATTCTTCAGGAATTAGCTGGTATTTTTCTTTTGTACTTTGATATGTGTTCCACATACTATTGAATGGCTCTCCCCAATATTCCAATAGTTCAGAATTTCGCTTAAAATAACTCATATCCATTGCACATGCAAATGAACCATCAGGAAATACACCTGCAATTCTCATATATGATGGATCTAGCGGAAGAATAAACATTCCTTGTCCTTCAGTATAATAAGCACATCCATAAAATGCGTCTTCTCGAAGTGTTATAGATGCAGCTTTACGAAACTCATAATTCAATCCGAGAGTATCTACAACATCAACTGTTTCCTGATACTTTTGCAATGTGGATTTTACGTCATTATTATCTGAAATTATAAATGGGGGAACTATGTTACGAATAGATAAATCAATTTGATTTGCATAATATTTACAAAGACGATAGTAGATTTCTGAACGATAATAAAGATAACGAGATAAACTTCTAAGACTTGCTTCACTAGAAGAAATATTTTTAATATAATCTTTTACATCTTCTTTGGAATAATTACTAATTGTAGTATATGTCTTGGATTTCTGAATATCACGAAGACTTGTAATTGCACTTGTTGCGTCTTCATAACGTTCAAGTCTGCTTTTATTTTTCTCATACCATTCACGCATTTCATTTGCGGTTGGCTGTTTTGGAGTAGAAGAAGTGGTTTTCTTCTGTGAATTATTTATTTTAGCAGGTGCATTAGAATTTGCATCTACTTTCTTAGGTCTTGGCATATTTGATAATGCACCTCCTTAATTGTATTTTGCTTTACGGATTGTAAGCTTATTTATAAAACTTGTGGCATCTTCTTGTGGTCTTCTTTGTCTTACTTGATCTTGACTTCTTAATGTAAATAAAGCGTGTCCCATTAAAGCGAGACAGTACGATCTATCATCATGAAGAATGTTCTCAAAACCAGGAGCAAGGTCATACCTAATATTTCCATTAGAAGATTTATACTTGTACATGTGAGTTAATTCTTCCTTCATAGCATCAAGCTGTTTAAGACCGATTTCTTCTTCAAGAGATAATTTATAATTCTTTTCAACAACCTCACCATTTTCTTCTTCAAGCATAGTAAGATTTCCATGATAATCATACTCAGCAGTAAAACTAATCAAGTCCTGATCAATCATCTCGCATAACTGCGAATACATAATTGCCTTATATTTAGCTGGTTCACGCATACGAATAATATCAATAGCGTCTGGATATCTTTTTACATATGGAACAGCATAATCATAATTCGCATCAATCAATCCATGATGTTCATAGTCTTTTTCGCCTTTATGTTTTGCTTCATAGAAATTATCAAAAAGTAGATCACATATCTGGGTAGCTCCACCGCCAGAACCTGCGTCAATGTATACTCCATGAATATTTTTATAATCAGGAACACCGTATCCGTTATACCTGACTATGATATCTTGAAGCATCGCTACCTGTTCAGGTGTAGTAAGTGGTTTTTGTGTTTCTTTATCAATCAAATTGATACCATTTACAACATCTAATAGCCAACCACGTTTATCATCTCTATGTAATTTGCCAACTAATACAAAGCTGTTATCTCTTTTTTTGGCAGGATCAAAGCAGATGATCATAAGAGAATTATCATCATTGATAAGCATTGGTGGTCTGACGACACTATTTCTAAGTACCTGTGATTTCTTAACTGCAATATCATCGCCAAGATCTGAATCGAATTTATTCATATACTCACGGGTAGCCTTAGTTGGATTCATCTTCATTTCTGAATCAATCTTTGCTTGAGTAAGTAGTGGAACAGGATATACTTTTCCATTATAAGTAGCATGAAGAATTACTTCACAATCTATATCTGCACAGAAATAATTCTTATCACCTGCCATAGAGTGCATTGCAGCTTCTTTATATCTTTTATAGAAAACATCATCCATAGAACCTGCTGAACTTGCACATACAACTTGATTTGGGAAATTTGGTGGAAGCAATGTTACATCAACATCACCACCAAGAGCGAAGTCGCTGTTCTGAGTGACGAATGGAAGAGTAGCAGCGAACATATCTTCAGATACATACGATGCTTCATCATAGAAATTAAGTCGGCTTCTTCGACCACGAGATCCATCAAAATTTGAGTTGACCGTAGCCAAACTCGATCCTGAATAAAGTTTAAAGGAGTAAGATGCTGGGTCGTGCCGAAAGCCCTCGCTATTTGAACTTTTAACAAGTTCATTTAGAAATACATCTGTCAAGCCAGTAAATGAAGCGATTTCTTTTTTTGCAATAGATTCAATCTTCTTCATCATACCTATACTTTGAGAACCTGTGCTTGATAAAATGTATCCTTCAAATTTGGGCAGTAACATTGTTTTAGCCATCAAAAATGGGCTACCTAGAGTTGTCTTACCAGCATTACGACTCATACACCAAACAACATTTGGTGTAATCCATGACATCATAAATACATATTTCTGATAGTCAAGAAATTCGATACCGAAAAATCTTTCGCAGAATTTTACTGGGTTTCTGCGCCCCCACTGAATTATTTCAGAGAATTTTTTCAAACCATCTAACTTTAATTCAGACATATCATAATAAGTAGGTTTTTTGAAAAAAGTAAAATTCTTTGGAGTAAATTCATTTATAGAATCACCCATCAGGACAATTTTATCATCAGCCATCTTCGATTACTTGCCCTTTTTCATCTATAAGACCTTTTTCAAATAAGAAATCTTTAAGGTCTTTATTTTCCTTTTTCAATAACCTACTAAATTCAACTGCATTATCTCTTTCTTTTTGAAGATTAAATAACAATCCTTTTTGATGAATAACTTCTTTTTCCCAATCGTTTTCATCAGGATTTAACTGTTTTAATTGGTTTTGATGATTTCTTGTCATAATATCTTCGATTGCCATATTAGTTTCATAATCGAATGTATTTACCTCAGAACCATCTAAATCCATTTCTTGTAATTCTTTTATGATACCAGTAAGAGTACCAGCACCTTTACTTTTTCTATTGTTATTATTTTCAGATATTCCGTTATCCTTTGCTAGTGCAAGGGCAGAAGATATCATTTTTTGTTTTGTTTCAGCTAAAGATTTAATTGTTGATATAACACCTGGATTACTACCAAGTTGTTTCTTGTATTGTGAAATAGTATCATTGATTGTTTTTACATCCTTAAAACTTTGCACAATTTCAATTACAGCTTCAAGCTTCAATCCGTCATCTTTTACAGACTCGTCAAAATATCCAACAAGCTTAGAGTAGAGGATAGGCTGTTCTGAAATTGGTTCATTTTCAAAAGGATCATAACCTAAAAATCTAAGAACTGTTCGTTTATTCTTTTTATACATTTCAACGACATCTTCAGATAATTCGTCTTCTTTATTCTCTTGTGTAACTTCTTCATCTTTGTAAACTATTTTCTCTTTGAACATGTCGGAATCCATGTATCCCATACCAACATAATTTTTCATACTGATATTTTTAATGTATGAAGTCCAGACGTTTTCCTTACCTTTTCCTGTAACCATATTTTCAGATTCTTGGATACTTGCATTCCATACAGTTTCAAGAAAAGGTTTATTAAGATAATATAATGCTTTCTGCACACTCTCTTTCGTTGGCTCATGTTCTTCGCCTCGTTCGTCAACTCGTAATGCAATTTTACGAGCACAATCACGACAGATTCTCGAAAAACTTTTTCCACCAAGTAAAGGATCTGTATCATAATAAAATTTTGTTTCTATATCCTTATGCTTATTACACATAGGGCAGTGAGCAGTACCTGCATATTTATCAAGCTTGTACTGTAATTCTTCAACTTTTTCTCTAGCTTCAGCAGCCGTTAATTTAACTGGTTGCGTAGTGCTTTTTCTTGTAGACAATTAACAGCCACCTCCTTTTATTCCAATAAATTAAGCACTCTCTGCAATAACAGTAAGAGTGCTTTCCAAATATTCTACATAATCGTAGTTGATATTTATTTGTAAATTGTTTTTCTTAAACCATTCGTCAAATTCCCCAATATCAATTCTATATACAAAATCTAAGAAGTCATATGGAGAGAATTTAGTGTATCCATAATTATCATGAAATAGTTTATGTACATCTTTATTTATACACGCTCCAAACCCATAAATTATATGTAAATCCTTTAATTCGTCTCTTAAATGTTGAAACTCATCTTCACTATAATCACATACTTGTTGTTTGACTTCTATGCCAGTCAACTTAAAAACTTCATCAACAATATCTCTAAAAGCGGTAGTATGATGTACATTATCAAATTCTCCACCAGTAATTACACATTTATAATTACAAAATTCCATTGATTCATTAAACCAATCTTTTGTATCAGAGCGAAGTTCCGTATATGTAGATAAAATACCGCCTTTCCAACGACCATTAAGTTCTCCATTTAAAGGATTAATATGTCGTGGATTCTTGTCACCAGCCCATTTACCTTTCATACGCTCACTAATAGCTTTACATTGTTCAGGACTTCGTTTTCTTCCTTTCCACCAACTATCATGGGTTTTGTAATATTCTTTTTTGGTGGCAGAAATTTTATCTCTTGCCTCTTGTGAAATAATTCTTCCTTTTAATTTTTCACTGCATTTTAAACTCCTTGCAATATTAGCTCTATTTTGTGCTTCATAATTTTTACCTGAAATTCCCAAAACACCTGCATGACATTCAATTGATCTTACGGTTCTATTTGGAAAGAATATATTATGCAATTCTTCACCTGTAAAATCCTTATAATTTTCATACATTATTTTATCTTCAGCTTCAGACCATTTTTCAAAAACCGTATAATCAGGATCTAAAAATCCAGATTCTTTTTTACTACATTCTCTACATACATTTCGTAATCCGTCTATACAAGCTAAATCAATTGGAAAATATAATTTATTATTAGGTAGATCACGTCCACATTTTTTACAATGACGAGTACCAGAATAAAATAAATCTTTTTCTTTATTTTGTTCAATAATTTTTAATCTTTTTTCTTTATTGATTATTGCTTGACAGTTTTTACACACTGCATTCAATCTACCAATTCTCTTATTTGCATAAGAAAAATATTCATTTGTATTTGGATATTCTGCATTACATTTAGTACATATTCTTGTTTTCGAATCAACAGTAGTACCATGTGTATATCCCATAAAAATCACCTATAACCTTTCGTCCTAACCTCAAACAACAACTAAAAATAGCAGTAGAAGTGGGGAGGTTAGGTGTAAAACCCACATACACAAGAATGATCAGTTCTTATGTCTACTGCCATAATCCAACTATCTGCAACCGAAACAGTAACGATCCTCTCATAGTTGGCTATATATTTATTCTCTTTTCTGTCTTGATTTTGGGTAGAAAAAAGTGTATACTTAACACATAAATTGAAACTTGACAACTGAATAGTATTTAAGAATGGAGGCTTCTATGGAACACCCAGTAAAAAGAATTGCTTCATACTTAAAAACAAAGAAACATTCCATTTATAAATTTTTACAAAAGAATGGATTCTTTGATGAAATGGTTAGAGGAATTGTAAAATTGTTTTTCTTTATAATTATTCTCTACTTTTTCAAACAAGTAGTGTGGTAAGTAAATCCAGTTCCTGAGCTAAAGATTTATCTAGCCTTTGGCTCAGGATGAACGCTGGCGGCGTGCTTAACACATGCAAGTCGAACGAATTACTTTGGTGCAAGCGTTATCCGGATTTACTGGGTGTAAGACAGGTGGTGCATGGTTGTCGTCAGCTCGTGTCGTGAGATGTTGGGTTAAGTCCCGCAATAATTCTTGAATACTATTCAGTTTTACGAGAGGAAACTATTAAGTAATTTCCTCTCTTTTATATTTTCAATAAATTATAATTTCAGCACTTAGCACACCTTCTACGATTTGAACATAGACCTAACGATTTTGGAGATCGTTGCTCTACCAATTAAGCTAAAGGTGTATATTTATGTTGAATTATTTATTAATATGTTATATACTTAATAAGTAACCAATAGTTTGTTTTTAAAAGGAGGTATAATATGAACAGAGAAGGAACTGGGAAGTTTAATACCGATTCAAGTGGACATACTTATAGGTACGACAAAGGTGGCGGATCTGATATTGATACATCAGATAAAACCCAACGTGAAAGCGACATAGGACACATTCCTGGAAGATATCAGTGGGAAGAAACCGTTGATGTTTCGGCAGATGATGAAGATAATGACAACACAGAAGATGATTAAAAATTAATATTATTAAACATCGTATAAGAGATTATCATATTTGATAATCTCTTATATTTTATTTATTTTTTATTAAATTCATTAATAAAAATCAATAGCTCTAACATCCACACCGAATAAACGATGACCTCTGATTAGCAATAAGGTGCAATACCAACTCTGCCAATACTACATAACAAAAGAGCCATCTCCAAATGAAATGACTCTTTCTTTACCAATCAGTCGCCAAACTGATTATAACTGTATAGGGCGGTAGTAAGTGTTGAGCTTGCACACCTAAGTTTCGTATGCATCCCAAAAATAGGTTTTGGTATCAGGTTTACCGCACGAAAATTATATTACGGTTCGGATGGATCGGTGATATCTACCTTAATCTCATCTACGGTTATTCCAACATTGTATGTCACATCTGCAATAACACGAATATTCTCAAAACCAATTGTCTTATCTAATTCAGCAATTTTATTTTGCAGCTCAGTTACATCATCAGTTGAATATTCAGTAAATGTGACTACGCTACCAGTAGTAGAAGTAGTTCCATATATTTCCCAAAGATTTTTTAATTTCGTTTGTGTATTTTTGATCAAAATTTTATATGTCATTATTTATGTATCATCCTTTCTAAAATTTATTATTTTATTTCGAATTGCGGAAGTAGGACTCGAACCTGCATACTCTTGATTATGAGCCAAGTGAGCTTCCATTGCTCGTCATTCCGCTATGATAGGAGAGTAGCGACCTCTCCTTATTGTATAGATTGGTAAGATCTACTGCCGATTGATTACCAGTCAGCCGACAAGACAAAGAGAATATTGAAAATTCTCTGAAATTGTATTATCAAGTTGCAACGCCACTTCGGAATCGAACCAAAATCCTCTCCCCCATCAGGGAGACGCATGTTCCAATCATGCTGATGACATGGATAATATATTATTCTCTGTATCCTACAGAAAATTCTTTTGTAAAAATCTATCAACGAATTGATAGACCGCCCTTACTCTTATGAAGCGTAAGCAGCTTATATTGTATTATTCTCTATTTTTTGGATATTTTGACATGAATTGTCATAGATGATATAATATGAGGGACAAGCGATTATTCAACATTTCATTTAAGGCTAGATGGGATGGTAAAAGGCGGTTTAGAGTCGTTCCAAAGTAGCGATACTTTGTTCGAATAGAATCCTTTCAGGAAATAATTAGAAAGGAGGACGATAACTATTAATATTTTAGTTGCACTTATAATCGGAATTGTAGGTAGCATTATTGCTACATACATAGTACGATTTATAGATAAAAAGATGCACAAAAATAACCGCCATGAGTCTAAATAGCGGTTAAGTTTTGTGTTAATAGATATAAAATTTATTAGCCTACACACCACATATAGGCTCTAAACCGTCTAACGGATAATTGCTTGTTTTCTTGATTTGTATTATAACACATAAAATTGTGTGGTGCAAGAGGGAATTAGACGAAAGCTTCATCGGCATTGTCTACAAATCAGAGAGTGATTTTTGTTCTACTTGTTTTATTTCTCCATCAGCAAAATATTTTGCAAATTGCTCATCTGCATCAATATCCTTGTACACTGCAACCATATCAAGCGAATTCCAACCGACTAGCATTTGAATTACATCATCTGGAAGACCACTTCGAGAACAAGAGGTGGTAAAGAAATGACGAAGACTATGGAAATAAAAGTCTTCTCCTAAATGTTTGCTGAATGTATCAGCCCAACTGTCAAGAGTGCTTGAATCCATAGGTTCATCTATATATTCTCCATTTACTTTCTTTGGAAATAACCATTCTGATTCAATTCCATGTTCTTTTCTATAATTCATCCACAAATCAAAATATGGCTTAAACGGTTTTGCAAGTGTATATACCACTAACATTTTTCCACGTGATCCTCTTCCTTTTGTTTGGATCTTTTCAGGTGTCTTATATAAAGAACCATATATAATATTTTCGTCATCGAAATAAGACACTTTGAATCGTGGTAATTCACTCTTACGTCTACCGCTAAATGCAGCTAATGCTAAAATACAAGCCTTATCATACTTACCTTTTTCAACCCAATAATCAAGCATTCCCTGCACTTGCTCATCAGATAACACAGTTTTAGTGAATACTTTCTCATTTGCAGGATTTTCAATTTTGCGTATAATTGGTTTAAAATTTTCATACTCATCGTCCAATATAGCTTCTACATAATTTGAAAGAGATGAGAGAGTAGATTTTACTCTACGCATTCTAGCTGGCGACCATTTATATTCAGTAAGACAAAAACTCTGATAACGAGCAATATCCCTCTTAGATAAATCAATAAAGAATTTGTTATCGCAATGCTGAAGTAGATAAACCCAAAAAATAAAAAGGTCATGCCTATACGCATTAATTGTATTCGGAGATCTATCCACTGAACGAAGATAATCCAAAAAATCATTTCCTAATTCTATATTTTCTTTATTACACTGAGCCAATAACTCATCAGTAACAATATTATTATGCTGTATTTTTCTACCCATCAAATCTCACTTCCTTTCGTATATAATATTCTTCATAATAAATGCTCACTTACTCCTGACTTTAGTTATGAGTGTGCATTCGCACCTTTATCAAAAGTGGACGACTGAGGTTACGATCCTCACAAAGACCAATCTCGCCCATACAAAAAGAGTGTGCAGCATACACCACACACTCTTACAAGACATATTTTTTTTAGCCCCTAAATCAACATTAAAACGCCAAATATGTCACTAATAACATAAATTTAGAACATTAACAAAAAATATGTTACAATTAACAAATTATATTAACATTTGAATAAATCCCACCATAACAAACTAGCAATATCATCAATGCTACCAGTAAAATATGGTTTCTTTCTCAAACTATATTTATTATCAGAATACTTATTATGATGTAAATTTATACTCTTATTAATATCATCCCAATCTTCATCAAACTTTTTTACAGCCTGATCATACTCATCTTTAGATACCTTTTTACCATTAACCTTATAAGTTACTTTAGCATCTTCAGTAGATCCATCATCTTCATAATCATCCTCAGATTCATCAATCTCAGCAATATTAAATTCACGCATAATACATTTAGCATCTTTATTCTGTTTTACAAAACTTGAATTTACATCACCATGAACAAACACAATATCTGTTGAATCCGTATAAATATAAGTATCTTCATTACATTTAGCTGCTTGTACCCATATAGTCATATCCGAATCAATAGTAAGCACAAAAGCATCATCGTAACCATCCCAGTAAGGATGATTTAGGTCATTACAAGACACTAACTTATAATTTGGATTTCTTAGAAGAGAATTTAGAATCTCGATCATCACATTATATTTTGCAACCACTAAAATTCTTGAATAATCCTTTTCTTTTGTATTCATAAATAATTTTTCGTAAGTATCATATAAATATTCAACAAAATTATATTTATCTTCAAAATTGAAAGTCTTCAATCTTTGTCACCACCCTTGATTACGCAAGTGTCTTAACTGACTTAGTAATAGAGAACTTGATCTCATCATGTTCAGGTACTGACCATGCTTTACCACCTGCAAGTGCAGCAACACCAGACTTTTCTGCTACATGCTTTACTGAGAAGCTACCAACACCAGGAAGAGGAATCTTCTCTGTCTTATTATCCGCAAGATTATCAAATACACACTCTGTAAAAGCTCTAAGAATCGCTTCTGTTTCCTTCTTTGTAATCTTATACTTTGCTTCCTCTAAATCAGCGTTCATAATATCTGTAGCTCTCTCTGAAACTTCCTTAATCATAATATCCTTTTTCATGTTTTTTAAACTCCTTTTCGTTCCTTAATATTTTTATATCTTTTGGCTATTTTTTATTTTATTGCCGAAATAATAATAAAAGAGGGTAGCGGCTATAATGAGTCCACTCCCTCGCATACGGCTTCGTCAGCCAAATTAACCATAGGTTATTTCCGTTTGTTAAATGCCAGTCGGATTCTGGTCATGTAATAGCAATCATTTTTATTTGCATTTTGACTTTGCAACTGTTTTTGATTGAAATTAGTATTTTAATTTAATTCAATAGGGTAGTAGGCTTTTACACCCTTATCTGTACAAATACAAACCATCTGTGACGGTTTACCTGTTAATCTCTTTTCAATCGTATATGAATCCCCACATCCTGCAAGTGATCCACCACGAATCATCTTTACACCATTTGTTTCATCCACGGAACATACGTGCAAGTGTCCATAAGTAATTGCGTATGGAACAAACCCTAGTGCTAAACATAAGTTTTGTACACCAGATTTATTAAATCCGTCATAATCACCATGTACAGCGATATATGATTTTCCTCTAATTGAAATATCTGCAATTCCAGTATCTATATTTCTGTGCAACACATGAAAATTATCAATGTGTTTCAGAGACAGTTCAACAGCCCAACTAATAATATCATCCAATCTTTCGTCATGGATTGCATCATCTTTACGATCCATACGAGTATGGTTTCCTGCAACATTTGACATGAATACTGTATCAAAATATAAAGATAATTCATAGCAGAATGATGATATTAACTCTGTGGCAATTTTTATCTGTTCAATTACATTCTCTCTATTTGTTACTTGAATAGACTTGTGAATATTACCTGAAATAAGATCACCTTGAAGACTTACATAACAGTTTTTAGATTTATGTAATTGATGAATAGAAATTACTTCATTTAATAATTGATTAAGCCTATCTTTTGCAATATCTGTGTTGTATTTACCAAATATAGAATCAAACGTCTGACCAATATGTAAGTCACTTAAAATAATTAGCATATCATTATCAGAATTAATAGAAACATTATCATGTTTATTGAAATTTGTTCTGCCAAGAGAGACAAGTTCAGATTCTAATTTGTCAAGTTTTTCTTCAACTCTAGCATCTGCAAAATTTTGTTTCTGCCAAGCATTTCGTTCATCTCTAAACTGTATTTTCTTGCGTTCTAACTCACGTTTTTGAATTTCAATTTCTTTTAACTGAGCATTAGAATCAACGAATTTTGATTGGTTGGCATCTAACATCTTCCTAAATGCCTGATATTTTTTGCGATAAGTGCTTTCACCATAATCATTACCAGTAAGTTCATTGATTATATTTGCTACATCCTGCCAAGAACCTATCTGATCTTTATTTTCGCATATTCTATAGATAAGTTCTTCGTCTGATTCTCCATTATATCTTTTATAGGTTGTAATAGTTTCCACCTACTCTCTATTCTTCATATTCGCTAGGAAGTTCAAATGTAATTTCGCTAGGAAGTTCAAATGTAATCTTGAAGTCAATTGCTTCAAATGGAATTGCGTCAACTACCTGTTGAGACAGATCTTCACCAGTTTCTACGTCTACAATCTTTAAATTCTTTACAGAAATATTTTCTAATTTAATTGTTTTCTTCGGAGCAGTAATTTTCTCCTGAGATTCTGTGATCTTAATCATCCTTTTAATTCCTCCATAACATTAAAAATTCCTACCAGACTTATATCTGCTAGGATTATAATAATTATCTTTTTTACCTTTTTGTTTTCGAGTGTCCAATATTTCCTGAATTTTATCACGATATTTCACATCATTACTTAATCTATACATACTAATCAGAGTATAGTTTCGTGTATTTAGTGGAATTTTACCATTACATACATTATATATTACAGTCTTCGCTAACTGTTTACTTTTCATATGTGTATGATAATCACCTTCAATGTCAGTACGTGTTACTCGAAATGTTCCATCTTGTAGCTTATCAATTGCGAAATCTTGTTCATTCATAGGCAGAACCTACTTAACAAATCTATCTTCGATGTAACGCTTATTTCCACACGTCTTGTAGTAACCTACATGTCCACCTTTACGATCAACATATCCATGTTTCGTATTGCGAATTACACCTTCAGATAATAACTTTTCGACCTCATTTTTAGAAATCTGTTTAATAATTTTTCACATCCTTTGATTTATTTTTCCTGCTCAATAGCAGGAGAATAGCTGACTAAGTAGGACTCGAACCTACAACCTTTTCCTTAACAGGGAATCTACCATTGTTCTACTAGCCAAAATTAGAAAAATCCGATGACTATACAATCAGAAAGAAAGCACAGCCATCGGCAATAGAAAGAGGGGGTATTGAGAAAATCGAAATAATGAATATATAATTATAGCAACTGTACCCCTTCGGGTTACTTCTAATAGACGCACTAATATTCAGTCAATGCAAACACAAGTCTGAGCATATACACCGTCGCATATATACTTCTTGTGCTATGGGAAACACCCAACATAGTGCATACGGAATTGGTTATCCATAAGCCTCGTCCATCATTCAGAATCATTAATATACTGTAATTTCATATGTAGTTTTAATTAAAATATACATTCTATTATGACTACCTTGGACTACTACTTCCTGCAACTCATCTTATTGTGCAAATTTCTTTACACTCACGGCAGAACTGACTTATTTGGTATTCCCTTACTTACCTCCTATAAGTTACCAGCTCATAGGCATCAGGGTTCAGCATTGCAGTGCAACTCTCTATTACGTCAGCGATGAGAACAGAACTTTTTACTACGCTTATTATTAGTACACATGCTTGTCTTTAATGGTTTCCACAGTATTCTAAGATATCTCACGACATTTCGAAGCACACCACTATAAAGTATCCCATATAATAATATGCCGACATCCACATGCTCTCAGCACGGTGATTAAACCGATCTTCACTGAGTTCCAATAACTATAATTATATATTCATTATTCAATTGTATTTCTTATTAATCTGCTTATAAACGCCATTATCTTTGATAGATTATTTACTTCCACAGAAATGCATGGTACAGTCTCGCTTGATGAACTTAACTGATTTTACCACCATACATAAGTTTTTTACATGACATCACATCAACTAAATTATATTCATGTATCAGACGAAATAATTCACTGCCTTTCGGCTAATTATATATTCTCCATACACAGTACAGAGATGCTTAATATTGTATAAAAACAATATTGTAGTTAAGAAAAGCTGATTTCATTGTTTTATATTCGGGGCAGATAATGATACGTCTGCCCCTAGTATACTTTTTAAACTTGCAAGCCCTTACTTATTACACGCATTGGCAATGGCGTGGGAGTTTACTAACGCAACTCTGCGCTTTCTTCCCTCCATATTACACCCATTAAGTAAAACACCAAAACACTTGATTTTATTAGCTTTTAAGAGATTGAGTATAAAGTTACTAAGTAAAAATTATGCAAAAACTAATTAAAATTAAGCAAAAATTTATCTTTGTTCATTTTATATAAACAATTCAACATTTTTCTAGTATATTTTTGACTCTTGTTATAAAAAACACTTCCATTATTTTTGGGTTCTATTCCAAGAGAAGTTTCAATCAATCTATTTATAGTAACAATATTTCCTACCTTTATTTTATTTAATTCATTCAGAACACATTTTGATTTATTAATAATCAATTCGGTAGATGTTTCATCATCTAAAGAAGGATTAGATTGAATAGATTTAATATAAGAATCATATTCTTCAACAATTTGTCTAATTTTTGTCATTTGCCTATTGTTTGCATATCCACCCATCTTAATAAAAAAATATTCAGTTGGAGTTGTATCGGTAGTGGAAGCATTTTGAATCTTGCTAATCCAATATTCAAGCCAATTCATAGGGCATAATAATGCTTTGTTAATACGGCTTTTAAGTTTATTCTTTGATTCATCAATTTCCTCTTGCGGTAACTCTTTCCCATCTTTGGTGTACTTAATTTCTCTTGTATACTTCATAAACTCAGGAAAGTCATACTTTTTATATTTAGGTTTACCCGATTCAGAATATCCAACAATTCTTTTAATGCTCATACAAGGAAGTTTACTAATTCTATCAATCTCTTTATTGCCGTCAATCTCATATTCTCTTTTACATCCATCAATAATAACCTGTGCAAGAACAGATAAAATGATAAAATTATCATAGAGTTCTTTAAGTTTATTTTCATCAGGATTATCTTTTTGTAATTCCGTCCAATAATATGTCATTGCCAACTGTGCTAAATTACTTGAATATCCAATTCCCATACGTGACTTTGAAAACTTGTTATCCATTGCAGCATAGTCTTTTTTTGTGTTATTGTAGGTAATACCAGATTCTTGTAATGCATTTACAATAGTATAAAATTCTTTATAACATCTTTCAGCACACTTAACCATCGTTGGTTGATTGGTGACAAGCATAAAATCTGAATCTTCATCCATTCCATTTGCCCTATCTTGAATATCTGTATGGATACAATTAACTGCCATAATATTTTTACTAAACGCAAAATACTTATCCATTTCATCTGAATATAAATTATGTAAATAACACACATTATTTGGAGAATTGTGCGGATTTCTAAACGCTGCAAGATATTCATTATCATCAAAACGTTTAGTATAACACTGAATACAATTAGATTCCTGAGAAAGTGTCGGATCTTTTTCGAAATCTTCACCAACAGAATAGAGTAGAAGTGCATAAGGATTACCACATACGGTCAGATTATCACCATTGACCATAATTTTACCTTTTCGCATCCTAAAAACATATTGCTTAATTATTTCTTTTTTTTCATATCTAAAAAATTTACTATTTCCAAATTCATGATTTTGAGCATATAAATCAGCAAGCATTTGATAATGGTTTACTTCATTTGCATATTTCCTAAGAAACTTTTCAAACTCGTTATTGTCTTTTTTGAGTAATTCTACATAATCAATACTAATTTGAGCAATATCTTTTACGCCATCCTTTGTGCATGGGAGAGTATTAATCATCTGATAACTCAACTGCTGATATTTCCCCAATTTACTTGGATGATCAGTTTTAACAACGCCCCATATATCACCATCTGCATGAATTCTTTCACACCAATATTCATATGCTTCAATAATATTGCTACCCATGAGATCTTGAAATTTCTTCCACTTAATTGCATTATCAGTAGTTATCATCTTAATATCTTTCAAATAATGCCATTTACCAAACATATCTTGAATCTGGTATGTGTTATAATCATATCCATTTTTTTTGCACCAATCTTTAAAAAACTTTTGAAGATAACACTTGAAAGCACACGCCTTGAAAAGATGATTTCTAAGTAATACCATTCCGTTAATGTAAGATGGTAAGTAAAAATAATTCGAATCAGCTTCAATTAATGCCATTCCATCCCAAATTGTGTTTTTTACCTGCCTTTTTTCTTCAGTTACAACACATTTTTTACGCTTTTCAATCACTTTTTCATTTTTATTGGTTTCTTTATTTTTCTTTTTGACTTTGACTTCGTATTCTTCTGCTTTGACAACTTTTGTCATTGTTTCAAAAAAGGAATCCTGGTCTTTGAGAATTAGAATATTCTCAACAGGTATATGAAGTGTACCGATAATGGTAGAAGTGGTAAGTGGTGCATAAGCTGACATTTCAACAATTTTAGCATTGTCATGACTCATTTTCTTTCCAAGCCCAATTGTTAACCAATCGTATGCAATGTCATATAATTTGCTATTGATGAAAATAACCTGTCCAAGTTTAGCTTTGGCACTTGTACGAAAAAGCATCTCATAATGAATAGTTTCCTCTTTAATTGTTCCATCTCTGCGTTTACGCTTATATGTAACATCAACACCATTCTCATAAAAATACTCTCTAATTTCATCTCGTGATTTTTCGTTATATAAGTCTTTTCTGTCCTCAACTTTTTGTAATGCCTGTTTGATACGTTCTTTCGAATCACCATCAGTATCATTAAATAACTTTTCCAATCGAGCATGTTCGTTATCATAAGACCGACTTCCAAATTCATAATCAAGACAAATTATATCTCGTGTACTTTCGCCTTTATAAATATTTAATCCATTCTTTTGCAGAAAAAAACTAAATAAACTGTTATTAAACATCGCATCCGTATATGTAAAATAATCTCTTGTCCCAAGATTAACATCATATAACATGCCTGCACTGATGTTTTTTATTTTAATTCCATATTCACTCATTTATTATTACATCACCGCCTTTTTAAAATTTAAAGCAGCTCGTTTTAATTGCTCTGTTGAAATTTCATCTCGAACCCAATTCCATAGTTCCATTGATAAATGATCAAAGGCTGCAATATTATGATTGTTTTTAGAATCATATATAATTTTAGTGTACTTACCACACCAATAATTAAATACATTCTCAAAAAACAACATAGCCAAAAAACATCTACTTTCGTAATCATCAAGAGCAATGCGAATTTCATTTTCAGAATTCGGATATAACTCATCTATTTCTTCATTTTCAAGTTTCATTATATGCTTGACATTTTTAATATCTTCATCACAATCAACTTTATAGAACATATACCCATCTGGAATAGTAGGAAGATCTCCAAACGTTTCTAGTTCTGATCCAATTAAATATGTTCCAAAGATTCCATAATCTTGTGTAACATAATCAATTATTTTTTTTATTTTCATAAAAATTTACCTCCACTTATATATTCTCCACTTAACTTATTACTTACGACGCTTCCCTTCGTATGTTTTCATACGCAAACCCATCATTGGTTGTATAATAAATATGCCTTATTCCAAGATCCTTAATTGCAGCCATACAACTAGGACATGGGCGTGACATTCCATATTCCTGATCACAACGACTTCTATAAATATACAATTTTACTTTTGAGAAATTTATATCCAGATGACGGATAGAATTAAGACAATTGATTTCGGCATGAAGCTTTGCCGCAAAGCATCCTATGTTATTATTCTCTCTATATTTATTATAATGTTGTTGAATTGGATGCGTCTTGTTGGTATTATATCCAACTGCAATGACGTGCCCTTGATAAACAGCGATACATCCAATATGTGTTTTATGAAAGTCAGAACAAGTTGATACATTCTTTGCCTTGGTAAAATAATATTCATCAGTTCTCGTCATAGTATTCCACCATTGCACGATTACTTTCAACTGAATCATTTCCCATGTCGAAACAATCATAAGTATACTGATACAAGTTCATATATTTGTCCAATCGTCCATTGTTATATAATTTTTCAACAAGCTTACAAATATCAGTCTTAATAGTCTTCTTTGTACTCGCAACATACTGCATTCCGATTTCCTGTGCATCAATCTTAAATCTGTCATCAATTGTATCCCAATGCAACCACATTGACACCTTATATTGATCTAGTTCCTGATCATGAATATATGTACATACCACATCATATTTGCCATCTGGTAGTGGGATAGTAATAGTGTAACCTTCGTTCTTATAATTAAACATGCTCAATTCTCCTTTCTCTTGCTTCTGCATTTTCCTTACATCTTTTATCAAATTTCCAATCTGCGATAATATTCTCTACAATATGACCGTTTGCGTGATCTGTGTCTAAATCGTATTCGGTAACATATCCTCCATAAGTATTATGGTTGGTTTTTGTAATATTCTGTATAATATAATTCATGTAATTGTTCATATAATAATTTTTGTTCTCCTTTTTGTTTGTTAAAATTTTTATTCATAATTTTTTCAGCTCCTTTAGTGCTGCGTTGATGGGTACATATGTATATTCTCTTATTTGGTTACTATTTATTACCATTTTTCATTTCTCCAAATGATTCAACTTTATAAATTTCAAGCATTTTTTCAATAGCCCATTTTATTTCTTGTTCACATCTTTCATTATTAAGAACATATATATTGGGTACATTTTTAGGTGGTTTTTTAGGATCAGGTTGAACACTACCAACTTCCTTTTTTATTAAAAGTGGTTCTCTATCACCAATAGAAGAAGTGAGATATTGGATGCATTGGTTAATTGTATCTTTTGACATGGAAAGTTCTTTTGACATAGAATCTATACTTCTAAAGAATGCTTCAGGTTTATCTTGAGGTTTTGATAATAATTCGTTGCCATTATTATCTCTTTGTCGTATGTAAATATAAGAATTTATATATAAGAAAGCCACTAATATATTCTCTCTATTAATAGACGATTCATTCATCATTATGAAATCATATTGAGATGAAGTAAGTTTTGAAAAATCTTTACATGGATCAAAATTCTCAGAAATTATTTTAATCTCAATTCCTGTATCATATCCAATAGAATCTAAATCTTGTTGCACTTCGATCATATTGTTATTTATCATATATTCTAATACGTCAAGTATTTCTTGAAATGCTTTTGGCTTGTTCCGATGTGTTTTATACCCATAAAAATCTAATACCTTACGAATCGTAATCCAACTATAATTTTCGTAAGATCTATATTTATCAATAAGGATATATGTAATATAAAACTTTCTACTAATTCCAAATTTTGTTTTAATATTCCCTTGTATATAATCATTTGGAAAACGTGTAAAATATTCTTTTTGTTGCAATAAAATTTTTCCTCCTTTATATGGTACTAATAAATTATTCTCTGTTTGGATAATAAAGAAAAAATAAGTTCACGAGCGTTCAGTATAGATGCATTTTTGCACATGATTTTTTAAAATATGCGAAATTCCATGTGCATATTTGCACATAAACTGAACTGAAAGAAGATATACAACTTATTTAATAAGACAGACTATTCGTAATTTATTCGCTACGCTCATAAATTACTCTTTAAATTTTTAATTGATTATGTTTTGTATCTATCACTCTATCACTCTATATGATTATTCTCTTTTTTATTCTCTAAGTTTACATATCCTTCTCTCAAACTATCCTCTACAGAGAATACTGGTAATTTATCATGATATTTTTCATATAATTCTTCGCTTGGTATTGTTGAGTAGCATTTTCCAATAGGAGTATCAACTGTACGTCTGTAATCCTTTACAATAGATTTATCTTCTTTGAATCTGTCTTCAATTTTGCCACAGATAGTGCAATAGCTGCTTAATGAAGTAATTAGATGTCCCTTTTTAATGCTTGAATTATATTGAATTAAACATTCTTCATATTGGTGTTTATGTTTTGATTTTTTCTTTGCTTTTGATACATTACTTTCTTTTTGTTTTAGATATTTTGGTATTTCTGCTGCATATGTGTTCATTATTAAAATCCTTTCTTTGAATGTCTTTATATGTTTCTGATTATATATTCTCTGTTTGGAATTTTATTTTTGTTATTTTTATGTGCGTATAGTGAGATATAATTGCTGATTTCTGTGTGGTTTTAATATACCCCCCACTGATCATTAGTAATCATTAGAGTAAATTAAAGAAAATAGTGGTGATTTTCGATTTTAGGTTGTTAGGTATGCAATTTATCATTGAAGTGGTTTTGATTGAAATTTGAGTCTAATTTGTGCGATTTAGTCTAAGGATTCTGAGTTGGAAATTTTGATGTGTGCTGTTAACAATGAGTGCGATATGAGATATGTGATTTTATATTTTTTGAATTAGATTTGATTTGAAAGTTTATGTCACGATTATTGGATAGTTTTTGTGAAAACTGGTTATCGATGAAAATGCTTATAAATAAGGAAGACATTGAAATTGTGGGTGTGGTTTTAGTGTGATGGGATTTTAAAAAATTAAGGGTTGAAGTGTGTGAAATGATTGAAAAATAAGGGGTTTGACGATATAAGGTGCGATAAGTGTTTTGGGATGGGTGGAATTGTGATTTTGGTTGATTTTGTTGGGGATTTGGGATTTTTGAAGGTCAAATTTTGAAGTTTGTGTATAGATGAATCAGCTATCGGGCTTGCACCTTTTCCGGATCTGGCTTTTAGTTTTTAGTACCCCTAGTCACGGTATTTCTATATTTTTCCGTGAGTTATAGTTGATATAGAACAGATAGAAAAATATTGCCGCTCTGGATCTGGTGCAGTTATAAGAAAATATTATAGCTGGTTATAATTTATAATGATATCGTATTTTTGAAATTTATGATTGACAACTACAAGAAATAATAGTAAGATACAGATAGTCAAATAAATCAACGACAAAACGAAGAAATAAAAACTTCAAAAAATTGTTGACAACTACAACAAGTTGTAGTATGATATGACTTGTAAGGAACAAGCAACACCTTACAAATAATTGAATAGGAGGAAAAACCCATGATACCAACACTTATTAAGTGTTTTTTAGATATCAGTTGTTTAATAGGCTTGACGGTTTTATTCAACAACTTTATTTCTAAAAAATAGCATCATGGGAAGTGTGATAGAACATGTCACCTACATATCTATCTTTCTTTATTCTATCACACTTTCCCCTATTGAACAAGTAAACAAGTCCATGTAACACCTTTTGCTAGGAAGTAAGGTATTGCACCTTATGTATTCATGGATGGCACATTGATAATTTCATACAAGACTACACCATCCGGCAGGATGTAAATACTTTGTATTTATTCGGTAGCTTCCTATTCCGAAGTGTAGAATAAAAACTTATACAATAGGTTGTATAGGAAATAGGCGGTAAAAAGATTGCGCATTTTGCGCGACGTTTTAACAAGCAAAGTTTGATTTACCAGTAAATAAAACGCTTGTAGCAGGTTTTTGGTTTGAGAAAGACTTCTTCCCTGACTTAACAAAAATAAGAAGGTGTAACACGGCTACGATTTAACAATCGTAAAGGTTCAAAGCCCTTGCAAACTGTGGATGACACCATACAAAATAATTTTACGCACCTATGCGAAAAATAGGAGAAAGAGGTATATTATGGGTAGAAATCAGATTAATTTTTCAAAAATGACAGCTGAGGCACTTGCACAGATTGAAACATTCAAGACATCAGCAACAAATATTGCTATTGAGGATTTACGGTATAAGAAAGAGATAAAACCACTTAACGCACAGCGTGACGCAATCCTTCAGACACGGGAAGATTATATCAAAAATGGTCTGTCTTTGGATGAGGCTATTTCTAAACATTCAACTCTTGAGGTAGACAAAGCTATCCGTAAGGCTGAGAATGAACACAAGGAAATTGTAGCACCATTGCAGAAAGCTATGAAGGACACCTATGTATTTATCCCGGATACAATGCACGATGCATACACTAAAAAAATCAATGAGGGTAAGCGTGGCGAATTTCTCGACGCTATCAAAGAATTTCTTGGTAATCTAGGCTTGGAGTGTTCACAGGGGCAGATCAACAAGTTTGCGGAGTCAATGTCTGATAAATTCGGTGCAAAATACGCTACATCTAAAAAGATTGTAGAAGATAGCACCTTCACAACCGCTATTAAAAAGAATCAGTTTAACAAGCTTTTCATGGCTGTATTCTGTGATGTAGTAATGAAGTAATATACATTGTACATAGTAGAACGGCATAAATAATATAATTTGTGTCGTTCATAGTGTGTACAAACATACTATAATTATAATTAAATTTAGGAGGGTAATACTATGAATCACACTAATAATTTAACAAAAAAAGAGCAGGTAAGAAATATTTTATTATCATTTTCAGGAAAAGGAGCATATATCCGGCATAAGTCCAGAATTGTAAAACCTTTTCTTTATGCCAATAACCTTTATGAGATGGAAGAAGATACAACTGGATTTTATTTGATGGGAGGTATAGAAGAAGCCGTTGATTTCTTAATTGGTGCTTAATTGACAAAATATATATAACTATGATATATTGGAGGTGATTGCAAAGGAGGTATAAAATGATTGTATATTATAAATTAGATTCTTTATTAGAATCCAAAGGTATAAAAAAAATTGATCTGCAACATAGTATTGGAGCTAGTCCGTCAACTATGGCTAATTTTAGCAAAAATAAATATGTAGCAATGTCAATTATAGATAAAATATGTAAAGAGTTAAATTGTCAACCAGGGGATATTATGTCTTATGTTGATGATGAACAGGCAGAGAAGGCAAAAATCGAAGCACAAATAGCCGAACTTCAAGAGAAACTAAAGCAAATGTAATACTATGCCTAAAATAACACTATAACTACGCTTACAAGCACCCATCATCCGATAGGGTGCTATTTTTATACCCAAAATTCAAGGAAAGGAGGTAAAACAATGCCAAAACGCACAGTAAAACACAATTATCTTGTATCAACTTATCCATGCAACAACGGATACGTAACGGAAACAGTCAACCGAAACGGTGAAACAATCCGCACAGCATTTGATACAAACTTATACGATGCAGAACGGAGACATAATAATTATCTACGTGATTTATAGAAAGGAGGCAAACTATGCCATATCAAAAATATGGAGACTGGTATATTCCAGAATGTCACATCAGATTTCCAACAGAATCCGAAGCATGGGAATACATAAGCGAAAACGCAAATGAAGAGTAGAAATATCTGCTCTTATTTTTTTTGAAATCAAAATAATCCAAACAGGAGAATAAAGAAAGGAAGTTGTTGAATATGTCATATATCATTACATTAAACGGAAACTACATCGGATCACAGGTAATGTCTAAGGAGGAAGTACGTAAAACAGAATCCGCAGGTTTTACAGTAATCGAAGCCAACAAGTAAAGGCAAAACGTAACCATACAGACTGTATCTGGATAGCTTATTCGGCGACAATAGGCACAACTACGGATGCGGTCTGTCAACTTGAGAAGGCAAAATAAAGGAGGAATGCCAAAATGAAACACACGGTATGTACACGGAGACTAAAGAACGGAACGCCTGTATTAGTTGTAGACTTACGGAAATTAGGCGAAGCATTAGTATGTGCAGCAGTAATTATTACAATTATGCTTGCACCATCATTGTTATAGGAAGGGAGGTTGTTGTTATGCCAATTATTACAATCAGAGACATTGAAGATGCATACAAAGACAAACAGACAACACAGGAATGGAACTAGGAGGAAATGCAAAATGGAATACCAAGATTTTTATGACATTGCAGCATATGGAAGCGAAAACTGGAAAGGTAATTTTACACCGAAAGAAATTGCATGTTATGCCTATGATTATCAGGTAGAATATGACTATTCAATGCGTAAAGGCAAACCAACACGGACAATGATTGAACTGTGTAAATTATGTTGTGAAGATATGGATTTTCTCAACTATCCGCAGATTCAAGAAGAAAGTGCGCTTACAGTTGAACAGATACAAGAGATATTAAGTGATTTTATGATGGAGGTGTTAGTATGAAACGGAATGCGAACGTAAAACATCCGTGTATTTCTTGTATCTATTTCAAGGAATGCGGAGAAACGACACGGACAATGCCATGTAAAGGCAGGCAAACAAAAACAGAACAGAAGAAGGCAAAAGCGACTGCAAATAAGTAGTCGCTTTTTTAATGCAAAATTATAGAAAGAGTGAGGTAAATATTATGTGTTATTCAAGAAAGGTAGAACCATCAGTAATTGAAAGAGAAATGCAGGAAGCACGGAATACAGAAGAATTTACAGGAAAGGTCGAAGCAATCACAATTAAGCAGATTGTTGAAAATGCAAAGGTAAATTCACGGTTCGGTGACAAGATACTTGTTAATATTAATCCTTTACATGTACATATCCCATCATGGCAGAGAATGTGTGATGTAGTTGCAGCAACAGAAATTGGAACAAAGTACAATAAATATAAATGGGAAATACCGAAGCTGTTATATCTTAATGAAAAACTTTGGTGTGTAGATGGTATGCATCGAATTTATGGAGCATTTAAAGGCAAAATTGAGGCAGTCATTTGCGAAATTATTGAATGCTCTGAAAAAGAAGCAATTAAATTATTTCTTGGTCAGGGCATTGATAGACGTAAAATGTCACAGGTTGACTATTACAGAGCTGCAATTGAGTACGGAGACGAAAATTATATTCAGTTAAAAGAAATCTGTAATAATCATAATGTGGCTGTAAAGGGAGATCCAATTGAAAATCAGGTAGGTATTTTTACACCGATTAAAGATGGTATCAAGTCAATTTGTAAGAACGGAACAGAATTGCTTGATAATATTATCACTCTTATTACTGATTTACAGTGGAATGGATATGCAGATACATATAATGGGAAAGCATATACTGCAAAGTATATCAGAGTCATGCATTCTATGTATGCATATTACGAAGGCAGAACAGAACAAATGGAGAATATCTTAAAAGAGAAATGCATGGGAACAGAGTTCTTCGTTGAAAACATTATGAATCTGGAACAGTGTGCAGTATTTGATTATCTATCCGAAATCGTTCGCTACGAAATGGAATCTCCATTTACAGAAAAGAAACGCAAGACAGTAAAGCGAAATGCAAAGGTAAAAGCAATCTAAAAGCGAATATACATACATAAGCTGTGATAACGGCTATACGGTCTATTAAAACACACGGTATATATAAATAGGAAGGAAGTGATACACATGGCAAAAGTACCAGGAGTACCAACAAGAGAATTTAGAGCTGCATTAAAGGCAAATAATTTCCGGCTTCAACGGAGCAACGGAGGGCATGAGATTTGGGATAAGACAATCACAATTCATTGCTCATTCCCTAATCACGGAAAAGAAATCAATGGAGCATTAGCACAGAGATTGAATAAGGAACTTGGATTAAATATGGAACGGTTTAGAAAATAGGAGGAATTAAAATGGTATATGATTTAATAATGGAAAGTGGAGAATACGCATTGATTCTTCGTGGCTCACGGATGAAAGAATATGCAGTTGTTAATGGACTTAATAAGTCAAAAGGAAGTTGGGCATGGACGTGTACTTATTACAACTTTGGTGAATTTTCTTCATTATCACAAGCCGAAGCGTTGGCGATGGCAGTTGATTATTTTAGATTGCGAACAGAGAGTAATTATATGGGACGCAATAGACTTGAAGAATTGGCAACACGATTTAAAGATTGCATAAACGGAGATGAGGATTTTGAAAATGTATTGGATGAAATGGATGATTGTGAAAAAGAATTTTTTGGAATAGGAAGCGAGGACAAGTAATATGACAGTTGGTGAATTAAAAAGAATGTTGGATGACTATGATGAAGATATGAAAATTGTCTTTCAACCATCGGGTGATATGTATGGAGAACGCATTGGATATATTGAAGAAGGCAAAGGCATAGCATCATTTAGAGGAAATGATTATAGAGCCTTAATTCTTACATCAGATGGACAGTGCGGATCTGTTTGTAATGAAGATGAACTAGATATCTAATGGAGGTGTAAATAAAATGAAAACATATTATATGACAGGCAATAATATTGGAATTGAAGTATTAGCACATAATGCACAGGAGGCTATGAAAAAGGCAGAAAGAACATTGTTACAGGGATTAGGTGGCGATATTGAATTTTGTAGCCAAGAAGATAAAAACGAATATGAAAGTTATGAAAGTGAGGAATGAGTATGGCAAAAGTACATTTTACTGTAACATGTATTGCTACATACGAATCAGAATTACCCATACCAAAGGATATAGCAAATGATAAAAATGCAGTTCTTGCATATATACATGAAAATTTAGAGAATGCGTGTATAGCTGATTTGCAGTGGTCTAATGATCTTGATCCAGATGAAGCAGTAATATTGGATGACATCAAGAATATAGATATGGAAACTAATATGTTTAGGGTGTATCACAGAAGTAAAACACATCCGCAATGGAAACCATGCTTATCAGAATCATTTACTACATTGAATGATGCATTAAAATACAAAGAAGAATGTGAGTCATGGAAATCATGCGATGTTCATGGAAATTTATTTGAATATAAAGTTGTAGAAATGCAATAAATGGATATTTCATTGGAGAGGAGAAATAAAAATGGCAAGAACAAATTTTGATATTATTAGAGGTTTAATGATTGCAGATAATACTCTTGACTCTTGGATTTGTGAAACAGAAGCAGAAGAGAAAAGAGATTTGACAGCAGAAGAAGAGAATGCATATATTCAGAATATTGTGGATATATGCGAAGAGATAATGCAGGGTTTGTCTTGCACTTTAGTGGAAGCATATAAAGAGATTTCAGAATAAATGCGTGTTTCCTATGGATTAGAAAGGAAAAATGAAATGAGTATTATTGAAGAAAAAGGGTGGACAGTAACCTATATTCCTTGGGAAGATATGGAAGGCAAGCCAAGAGTGGCAGGAAGATTCAAAACTACAAGGGAAAAAGATGAATTTTTAGAAAAGATTCATAAACCTGATTCTGGTTGGATGGATGAAGAACTTGCAATGATTGGTATAATCAATGATTACAATTACATGTTGCCAAGATAGGAAATTCGCATTTCAAAGGTAGGTGGTATAAATGAAAAAGATTTTAGATACACGATTTAAGGCTGATGGAAAACTGTTTATTATACATCATAATGATAAACGATCAGAATACGAAGGCAAATATAAATTACTGATGTATAACGAATTGGTTGATTCTTGGATGCTGAAGTCAACAGATGATTCAATGAAAACACTTAAAAAATATGCAGAAGAGAATGCAAAATATTGGTGATGAAAATGAAACTAAGATTTCTTAGGAAGGAGTGAAGAGAAATGGCAAAATATAAATGCAGCAAGACAAAGGATGAAATCCTTGAAATTATTGCAGAGGAATTTAGAAAAGTAAATAAAGATTATGATGATGCAATGCAGAACGACAATGATAAACTCAAAGAACGGAATCAGGGCAGATATGTAGCAATGTTTGATTTGTTACATAAGTTAGAGATTTATGAAAAGGAGTGAAGCGAAATGACTAAAGAAATTTATTTCACAACTATAAGCGGTAAACTTGTTAATAATTATGATATTGCAAAGGTAGCTATCATCAATGGTGATACTGTTGACGAATGTAACTTGGATGATGTACGAAAGTATGCAGTCACTTGCAAGGGAATTATTAAGGAAATTAATCCTTCGATTAAGGTGTGTTTACGAAATGGTGATAGGGTTACTGCAATTAAGTTGTATTATCTTAGACATCCTGGAATTGCATTGAAGGATGCAAGGAATGCTATTGATATGATTGAGGCAAAAATGAAAGTTAGAAGAGAGATTTAGCAACTAAATAAAATAACGCAACCGCAAAGGCAGTTAGGAGAATAAATACCTAGCTGCCTATTTTATTACAAGAAAGTGAGGAAACGATTATGTATGATTTCACAAAAACCGAAATGGAAATTATTAAAGACAACCTGATGGCATTTATTGCAAACTTTGGCAAGCCACGGATTACAAGAGGAGACGATGGAGAAAGTTTCTATGTATTCACTGATGATTCAGATTCATGGAGACAGTATTGTTATAACATTGATTATCTGAATGGATGGTTATACGGATGTGTGCAAGCAGCTTGCGGAAATCCAAAGCAAGATGAAGAAATGAGAGAAATGTGTGATAGTGTAAGTTTCAGAGAAAGATATGCAATCTTATATGGTGAAAGAAAAATAAAAAATATCAACGGTCATAAATGTTATGTATTCACATATTCAGAAGACGATGAATACCAGGATGCAAACGGAGCTTTATATGACACAGTAACAAGAAGTTGGAGAAATTAGAAAGGCAGGTTGATTAGTATGAAATATACAATAGATACATTAAGAGAGATTAACGCAAGATTTTGTGGTTCGCATATACTTATGAATTACGATGTAGATAAGGCAAATATGTATGTCGAACTTATAGAAAATACACGATCTGAAAAGACTCCAAGTGTAGGTGATTGCGTTAGATATACAAATGAATATGGAGATTACTATGGAACAGCTCATATTGAAAAAGCAGATGCGAATGAAATTTATATCTGTGAACGACCATATACACCTTTTGTTCATGAATACGAAGGCAAAATTGGTTGTAATACAAGTGGTGGAGCATGGACACATTTACCAACAAGAGAACTGAAATATATAGGTAAAATTGAAAAGAGATTTTGTGATTGGGGTAATTGTGGAGGCTGTGCAGATGGTGCTATTGATTTTATAGCAGAAGTAAGTTTATGGGAATATGTAGATAGTAAAAATCCTTTTGTAAGTGAAAATGGATATAAGTTCACAACAAAGGATTTTGATAAACAGTATATATCATTCAATCCTAAAGATGATTCACTTTATGTATATTTTGGAGAAGGTTGTGCATGGAAAAGTAAAACAGATTTATATGCTTATCTGAGAACATATAGAGCAGAAATTTTCAAAGGACATTGGCAGAATCAGTTCATTGTGTGGACTTGGAAAGAGAAACAGCATCATGTATCACCAACGGAATTTGATAGTCTTAAATTAGAAGAAGATACATTCCTGATAAATGGTGACATCATGAGGTGTAAAAGAAAATATGATGAAATTACTCATACTGTACACACATATTATGTTTGGTATTGGAACGATCCAACTAAAGACTTCTTTGAGGCAAGTGCAGAACAGAATAAAATAAGAGAAAAATATTATACACTTGATAGAAAAACTCCAACATATATTGTTGCGAGAGAAGAAATAAAGTCTGGAATTGAAATTCCAAAACATGGGGAGGTATAACATTATGCAAATTCTTGATAAAGCAGTTACTCCAGATGGAATGGAAATTGAATTACATGATTTAAGCGGTGAACATAAATTGCCCGATTATAACGAAATGATAATTGTCTTTTGTACAGTTGCTAAAAATACTTTTCCTGAAGGTAAAGGTTGGTATGCACAGAAAGGTGAAGAATTTCGGTCATCTATTTATAGTTGTGGTGACTATACAAAAGACATGGTAAAAGCAGATTATGAAGCATTAAAGGATGGTACAAAAACTCTTGCAGATTTAAAAGCACATCTTTGGAATCATCAGAGAGATTGTTTTGTAATTGGATTATAAGGAGGTTGAGAATTATGAAGACACTTAAAGAAATGCTGATTGAAGCAGGATTTAGAGAAGACAAAGAAATTTTTCATCACGAGTCGGATTTATATGTATATGTAACACCACTTACAACAAGAATTATTGAAGATTGGTGTAATGCAAATGGATATAATAAAGAATGGCATTGTCCTACATTTAAAGACCAGATAACAGGCAAAATGATGTATGATTGTGCATTTCAGTGGTATGAAAATTAGCAGATAGGAGCGTGATTATATGGCATATTACAGTAGTCCACGAAAGTATGAAAACGCAACTGGCAAAAGATTTACAGATAAATGCCCATGTATTCATAGAACAGGAAGTGTTAAAGGTATGGTTAAATTAGGCTTTTGGGATAAAGATAGCGATAAGGTAAGACATGGAAACTGGATTTATCAGCAATCATAAAGCAAAGTAAATTGTAATTTACAGTGGAATTTTAGAAAGGAAAAAGGTGAATATTTATGGCAGATACAAAGAAAACAAAAAGATTGCACATTGGTATGGCTTACACGTATGTAGGAGACACAGGAATTGATATTCCTATGGAATTATTAGAAGGTAAAACAGAGGAAGAACAGTTGGAAATTGCTTGTAAATATGCACAAGAACATATTGATGAAATTCCTGTTGCTACTAATGCAGAATATATTCCATACTCGGATAATTTTGAGATTGATGATATTGATTTTGAAGATAACGAACAGTAATACAGAGAAAAGGAGACTAAAATTATGAAGGTAAACGAAATAAGAAAAACAGAAACAATCGAGAAACTGGTAAGAACAGAGTACATTGCAGAGGATGGAACTGTGTTTAGCAACGAAGAGGAGTGTAAAAAATATGAGGAATCAGCACTGTTTGCAATTAGTAAAGAGTTGAAGAGGCTTGATAATAAGAAAAATGGAGCTTCTGAATATGATATTTATGATGAATGTTCTGACGAGTATCTGGTAGAGATTTTCAATGCAGAAACAGAAAGAGATATCGAGAATATCAGAAGATATGTATACCTCAAAGCTTTTTCAAATAGTTCGTATGCGAGAAAGGAAGATGTTGATTTACCTAATATCACAGCAGGGCATGAAGTAATTATCCATTGGAATTATGATGAAGATAGTTGTTGGACAATTGGAAATGGAAGTATTGATGCTTTCTGTGGCTACATTAAAGAAAATCTTATGAGTTTAATTACACCAAAGGAAGAGAAAACAGAGTAATACAGAGAATAATAAGGCAGACGCAAACAATTGTGTCTGCCTTTTGTAATGGAAGGAGTGAATGAAATGGTACGGTTACGGAAATACAGAATGGTTGAAGGAATTGGAAGTCATTGGAATAAGCGATGGGAAATCCAAGAGAAATATAAATATTTTGAAAATGGAAAATGGGTTTATTCCTGTCATTTAGTATTTTGGAGCAGTGAAAAAGCTAGATGCGAAGAAGTGTTTGAGAAATATAAAGCGGAGGAAAACGACAATGAAAATTAAAGAATACAAATTATATAAGACAGCCAAAAAGACAGCAAAGGAAAATAACCTGGAATATGTTGATTCATTTGAGACTGGTAAGAGAAATGTTCTGTTTGATTTTTCATTATTGGATAATGCAGATGAATTGACAGATGATGAAAAGCAATATATAAGAGATCACGCTTTACGGTATGTATGTGCAAGTAATTGTGAACAGTTCTACGGAAAAGAGTTTGATGATTTTACAGTTTGCGATGGTAGGGCATTATATTATCCACATAAAGTTTATGATGAACATGGGTGTGAACGCAGATATGTAATTATGCAGCTAGCAAAAATTATTCATACAAGAGGAACACGAAAGAGTATTTATGATGATTATGAAACAACGGAAATTAAATTGGATAGTGGTTATACAGAACCAGTAAGTGATTATGAAATATAGAATGGAGGTTGATTGATATGTTAGAGATTAAAAGTTATTTAGGATTCACAGACAACATAAAAGAGCCACGAAAGACAAAGATTGAAAATACATTGGATCATCTGTATAGATACCACGGAGAAGTAATGAGTGCAGTTAATTTCTTATGTACAAAATTATTGGAAGGTTGCTGGCTTGAAATTGAGGAGAATTATACGACACTCAAGAGAAATGGAGAGCGAACTAAGCCAAAGACATTATATATGTTTATGAATAATGGCGAACACGGAAGACAGTATTTTGAATTGAATAAGACACAATATGATTTTGTCCAGTATCTCATTAATAATGGAATTGATACAGAAGAGAAAATGCTTGCAAGGAATAAGGCAGATATTGAAAAAATGGAAGCTGATAAGAAAGCAGAGGAAGAAGCAAAGCGACTTGAAAAAGAAAGAGAAAAACAGAAAAGTGAAGAGAAAGAGAAATTTAAAGAGTGGTTATTTGTTGAGTCTGCTGCTATTCCAGATTTTCAGATTGAGATAATTGACTCAATATTCCTGGCATTATACGGAAAGGAAAATCCTTGGAATTATTCACTGGCTGTATGTATTAATAATTATGATAAGCCTATGTGTAAAGAAGAAGTTAAGGCGAGATTGCATAATGACAATAAGGCAAGTATCAAGATATTTGAATGTCTTACAGGTTTGAAGCTACCAAAGGGATATAGAGATAGAATGGCTTATCTTGATAGTATTACAAGTGCAGATTTTAAAGGTGCAGTTGGATATAAGACACGTAAACATATTAAAAAAGAAAAGGAAGAAGCACAGAAAGAAGAATTTTATATCTTATTAGGCAACTTCACTTGGCAGAAGGTACTTGCAGAACCATTTGTGAAATACGGAATTAAGATGTTTTTATTCTGTGATTATGGTACATGGAAATTATCTCACGAAGAATTAGGATGCAATATTGTGTCAGGAAAGACAAAAACAGAATGTATACAGAAATTAAAAGAGTATATGGATAAGAACGGAAAAGATAAATTCAATGAACTTGTTGATAAAAATAGAAAAACAATTCTTGAAAAGGCAGGAGTAAATCCTAGATTAGCTGGTGAGGTAGCATAGTATGAAGAAATTATACAAAGTAATCTATAAATGTAACGATGGTTCAGAAAAATATACTTTTATGGAAGCAGAAGCCGATTTACGAAAAGCAGAAAAGACAATTGAAGATATTCTCCATCATATACAGGGAATGAATACAAAATTGGTTTCTTTCGAGGAGGTAAACCATGAAGAGAAAAACGTATAACAATGTATTAAAAGCTGCAAGGCTGATTCAGAAGAAAGGTTACGAACAGAAAGAAGCATTGGAAATTGCGGTACAGAAATTTGACGAATTAGAGCAAATGCAAAATGGAATGTCTGTTGAGTGGCTGATTGATAAGATGGCTATAAAAGAATAAAACCAAAGGAAAGAACTGTTTATTTAGAAAGTGAGGTAGTAAATATGACATATTATGAAACAAAAATAGGAAAGATTATTGAGGAAGAGTTCGATTCACGAATGGGAAATGCAGTTATTTCCTATATCATGGATGAAGGAATTGAAAACGTAAAAGAGATTACCGATGATCAGATTGAAGAACTCGAAGGTAATGGACTCATGACACAGGATTTTGTTCAGTCATTAGTAAGGTGTGCAAGACGGATATGCAATGAGTGTGAATTGATTGAGTTGATTGAGTTCATTCGATTACACTTGTGGTGTACTCCAACAGTACATGACGTGTATTTATATAGAGAAGATTTGACAGATGATTCATTCGCAGAACTGCTTGACAATCTCGAACTTGATGAAAGTGAAGTCGGTGAGGAAATTAAATTATTTGCAGTTGTTGATAAGGATTGTTTAAAGGAGTGATTAGTATGATGACAAGAGAACGGTTTGTAGAGACAAACTGGAAAATGAGTTATGAGGAATATCAAAAATGCGATTGTACTGAATGCAAAAAAGAAGAGTGTCCGCATAGAGGAGCATATAGAAGAGTACCTGAAATTGATGGTGGACTTGGTTTATGTCCTAATCTGAATGGAGAGTGATGAAAATGTACAAAGTATATCAATTAACGGATGAAGAGAAAAATAAAATTGTACGACTTCGTTGGGATGGAGATACACATTACTATGATGTATTTGAATCACAAGAAGAGTGCGATGAAGAGCAGAAAAGACTAGATAAAATTGAAGCAGAATATAAAAAACAGAAAGCTGATTATTTAAAAAATTGTAAGGGAGAGTGATTGAAATATTCAAATATATTATCAGTTATGATGGCGGTCAGTTAAGAGATAGTGGAGATTTTGAATGGGGATTATTTGATTCCTATGGTGAAGCAGAAGAAGCTGCCAATGATGCAAAAGAAGAATATATGAATGATTGGGACATTGAAGGCAGTGAATATGATCCTGATGATTTCTGTATTGAGATTGTGGAGGTGTGAAATGGAAGCTGTCGAAACAATGATATTAAAAGATGATGCAGAAAAGCAAATTGTATTAAATCGAGGACTTTTAATAAAAACATTTAGTGTAAGTGTTTATAATAAAAAGACAAGAAAAGAAAGGGTTTATAGAAATAAGAGAATAATGTACAAATTGATAAAGGAATGTATATAGAGAGGATTTAATTATGCAATATAAAAATAGATACACAGATAAAGTAAAACAGAATGCATATATGAATGCTTGTGATTGTCTATATTTTGGATTTGGAAAGATTTTTTGGAATGATTGTGGATGTAATGATGATTCAGTATGGGATCAAGCAATGAGAGATATGCAGGATTTGTAAGGGAGAATAAATGAATAGTGATAGTTAAAGCAGAGATTTAATTATCTCTGCTTTTTCTAAATACATATAAAGGAGGGAAGTTAGTATGAAACCATATCAGAAATACGGTGACTTTTATGTTCCAGGTGAAGACATCAAGTTTCCAACAGAAGATGAAGCTTTGGAATACATAAGAGAGAACTACTAACAATGAGAGGCATCGGCTGTGACAGCAGCCGTGTAAGTCCTCAACTCCTTATATGAAGTATAACATAAAATGAAATGGAGAGCTATTAAAACATGGAGATTTTGGACAAGAAACGGAGTGATGAAAATGAAGAGAACACCAAAAATAATTAAGCAGCAAACGGAAGAATGGTTAGATGAACGGTGGACGATTGCAAATATGAAAGATGTAAGACCGCAAGACATGAGTTATTACATGGGAGCTTTGAAGGCTCTTGAGTTTGCAGGGTATGAATGGAAACGTGATGCAGATGGTAAGCATACATTATTTAAGTAGATTGGAGACAAATGAAGACGAAGAATATAATAAAATGTCCTGAGAAATGCAAAAATTGTGAATATAGAAAAAATATTGACTATATCAGACCATATAATTTTTGCAAAAAATTAAATGTATCTTTTTCAGGTGATGAACCAAAATCATTTTTTAAATGTAGATAAAGTATAAGCACAGTAAATAGCAATTTTATTTTAAGATTGGATGGTGAATATATGACAGTATTATCTGAAATGCCTACTGGAATTGGTAGTAAATTTATTTTAGCAAAGTATAGCGATACTTTCTATGGTTATGGAACAGAAATGGATCATAAAAGTGCATGGGGACTTCCAGTAAATCAATGTGGAACTAAAGAAGAAGTTTTGGAAAATTGTTTGCGAATGATAGAAGTTAATAAAGAATATATACAGAAATATCAGAAAGAACTTGAAAAAGAGAAAGGGAAACCTGAAGGTTGGGAAAGACTTCTTTATTGTGAGCAGAAAGAACTTGAAATGCATACAGAGTTTGCAAGAATTTTAAAAGAAATGGAGTGATGATAATGGAAATTAAAAATGTTGTAAATAATGGAGTGCAGATTCCGAATGAATGCACTTGTATCTGGTGTGGATCAAAGATGCATCGTGGTGGCGTTAATAGGATGGGTGCAGGAGTTAATAGTTTTGCTCTATGGTGTAGTAATTGCGGAGCTGTAGTTGTACATGCTCGTGATTTTGGAAAGAAAATTACTGGTTACGAAGTAAAATGGGATGTGGAATAAGCAAGTAAACAAGAGTTTCTTTAGAAGAAGGGAAAATATTATATGAATTATAGAATCAGTAAAAAGATTTATAAAAGAGCAGACTTTAAACTGAAATTGTTCATTGCAGCAAATTGCGATAAACGCACGACATATGATATTGCGAAAGAAGAAAATATCCTTTCTGGCTTAGAACGTAGTATTTTTATTTCTAAACAAGATAAATGGACGAAGCGAATAAACAATATTGTTGATGAATTAAAAGCGGAAGAACAAATCATGGACGAAGGAATGCAAAGATGAATATGAAGGATTGTATTTATGGAAAAAGCTCCAACACTAAAAGAATTATTAAGTAATCGAAAAGAAAATCATGAAAATTCAATCATTGTTTCCACTACTAAAGATAAAGACTTATTCAAAGGTGACGTATCTGAATTACCGGAAGAGTTATTAAATATTCAAATTTTCGCATGGGATAAAAAAGAAGGAATATATATCACAATTGAGTAAAATTTAGAAGAATGGAGGAAGATAATATGATTACAATAGACCATAGAATTAAATTTGAAGAAAGATATGATAGTGAGGATTATGAAACTACAACATTTTATTTTGTAGCTGACACTTCGTTATTAAGAGAATTAGTTGGAAAGAAATATCCAGAAGCGAATGGAATGACAATTAGTATTGAGTGTCCTATGAATTGTTTTGATGCTTGTAAGGCAAGTGTGGAAATTTCGCCATATAAAGAAGTTGATGGAACAGTAACAGATTATGATTGGATAGATATTGATTTGCCATATGACGAAATTGATGCTCTTATAGATATGGCAATAAAACGATAATTTACTAATAAAGTGAGGTAAAAAATATGAAAGCAAGTAAGGTAAATGCAATAAATAAAATTGCAATTAAGGGTGATAGAAACGAACCAATTATAGCAGCTATTCAAAATATTGAGATAAATCATCCTGAATTATATAAAGAATTATCAAAGGTTATTGATGTAGAATTATGGGATGGATATTCTCTTATGATACATGAAGAAATCGAATAACCAATGAAACGGAAATTTCAAAGTAAAAAAAGGAGAGTGATAATAATGGAAATATTACCAATAGAAGAACGTAAACAATATCATTGCTGGTTCTGTGGGACTAATAAATCGGTAAAATATAAAGGAAAAATTTTAAATCCTTGTCCTTGGTCAGATAATCGGTATCTTGATATTGTTATATGTAACAAATGTGCGTTATTGCATAAACATCATTTAAAATATTGGGATACAAAAAAATAATGCATAGCACATTTTAAAAGAATAAATAAGTGGTTGATTGATTCGACCTCTTATTTTTATGAAAGGGAGATGTTCAAATGCCAATATTTGATTTATCAGGTTGGAACGTAAAGATATGGAAATATAATTCACGGAACATTGAAGAACAATTACATAAGAAAAACACTTGGATCGCAAAGAATTACAAGCGATATCAAATTGAAGAAATTTATATAGATGGAGCATGGGCTATACAGTATAGGAGAAGAAAAGCAAATGGAATATGTGAACTGTGTTGTGGATGAACTTGGTACACCGATGTATCGAGTGTCGTATTTAGAACAGAAAGGTTGCTTGGAAGAGGTGTTAAATAATCATCCTGAATGGAGAGTTGTTTGTTTGTTGATAAATGGAGAGGAGTGATGAGTATGACAGGTGAAAAAATGAATACATTGTTAGGAATGAAATGGGATGATGTTTCTGAGATTGATAAGAAGGAATTATTGGCAAATGCAGTTGTGAATAACGGCATAACATCTGATCCAGTACAAAATGGTGAAGATGGTATTGTTGATTTGATTCATCCGTTATCAATTGCAGGACGTTTAAGTTTAGACGGAGAAACTATAGAAATTGATACTGATGCTGTAATATACAATAGCGAAGGGTATTCTTATATTAATAATGATGATTAAATCTTATATAACTTGCTTCTTTATAAATATTAAGGTATAATTAAATTAATTTAACCAATTTGGATCGAGGATAGCGAAAATCTATCTAAAATAAAATTGGAGGTATATAATATGAAAGAAATTTACGAACAGATTAAGCAAGAAGGAATTGATATTAGCAAAATAGTACAGAAAAAGGCAACGAAGTTGAAAAATAAATTGGTTGCAGACATTACATCACATAAAAGACAAGAAGTGCTAGAAGATTTACTGCAAATATCGTGTGTGGCTGATTGTGGAGAGTTGTCGGTCATCAATTATATATTAGACGATGACAATAATGACACTTGGGAAGAAACAGCGATTGTGTTTGCAAATGCAATAAATACGGTACAATAAAAATATTGATGAAGAGAAAGCGGTTATGTTATAATAAACATAACCGCTTTGTTAATTCACAATAAAAGAAAGGTGGTTATATTATGTTTAATACAATTATTTTATTGCACGGAGATGCAGTACTATCAAAGATGGAAATGAAAAAATTTAAAAAAGGAGACACCGTTATCAATGATTGGGCTGATGCTACAGAAGTCAAAAGATGGAAAATGAGTGAAAAAGATGAAGCTATTGCAGAGTTGGCAAGTAAAAAATGTACATACAAAAAAGGTATTGAACTCACATATATTGATGAGTGGGCTTTGGAATATTGTGAGTGTGACGAAGATGGTGAATTCGTAGAAGGTTCTGATTATGATATGGCAGATGAAGAGATAGATGATGAAGAGTGATGGAGGTATAATATGTGGAAAATATTTGTGATTGAGCATGATGGAAAGATTGCTGGTGTAAATTTAGCAGAGTACGAAACAGACGCTATTAGTGGCTTTAGTTTAGCAAAAGAGATACCCACGGAAGAAATGAGTATTTATGAACTGATAAGCAATTATGATATGACACTTGGAGAATTACTTAAATTATTGCATGATCCAGATATGCAATCATTATTTATATCTGTCAAAGATGAAGAAACAAGGGAAGATGTAAACGAAAAAGACTGCATGGATAAAATTGTACAGGATTATGAGGTTCAATATGACGATGTGATTCTTTATGTGTAAAGAGGAGGTTTATGGATATTATTTGCTTTAATAAAATGAACAAGGAGTGATAGTATGCAAAAGGAATACAAAGAAAAAGTAATTAGCTTGGAAGGTAATAGAAAACTTATAAATGCCTGCAAAAAGAACAATTTGCAGACTTTCAATCCACAAGGCAAATGGAACGGATACGGATATGAGAAACTTCCTATGGCGGTAAAGATTACATCGCTCACTGAAATGCGAAAATTCAACAAAATAAAAAGAGAACTAGAAGGATCGAGCGTTACAACAAAAAGAAAAACAGAAGAAGAAAAACAAACGGAGTGGATCAATAGACTGTGCAGGTTGACAGGTATAAGTGAAGATGATGCAAAAGAAATCGCAGAGGAAAAACTGGGATATAAATGGGATCAGATATCCATGTTAGAAGATCGCCAAGCCGAACGCTACAGTGTACAAAGGGAAAAACTGATCCGAAAACTAGAAAGGTCAAACCCACTTAGATATATCAAAAATAAGGAACATGCGATGGCAATATTAGAAGCAGGAAATAGACACACATGCACTGATTACGAGAAGAAATTGAAAGTTTTGCATGAATTAGAAAAAGAAGGATTTATTGAAAAGGGAGATGCAAAAGAGATTGCTAGAACTCAAAGCATGGGAAATATATTAAATAATATTAATGCTTGACAATTTTTAAATATAAATATATTATATACTTACATTCATAATTATGAATGAAATTTCTACTATTGTAGATTAAAGCGGTGCTTATTGGCACTAAACACGAAAAGCGGCTATTATTTTATAGTCGCTTTTTTAATGCAAAGAAATAGTAGAGAATATATAAATATGGTATAATTGGACTGAAGGAGGTTGATTTATATGGGAGTTTTAATTTTAGTTATTATTGTGATTGTTATTATTAGTTTAGCATTAAGTGATCCAGGAACAAGTTCAACAACGACAACAAAATATACACCACAACGTAAGTTCGGAGATGGAGCAAGTATGTATGATTTTAAAGATTATGTCAATGCAAAAGCAGATAAACATCTGAAAGAAATGGAAACTAAAAGAGAAAATAAATTTAGATAGAATAGAAAGGAAGGTTGATGGTTATGTTAGGAGCATTATTATATGGAGCAATGTCGGCAGTATGTGGACTTGGTAGAGCTGTTGATAACGAAAGAACTAAAATAAATACTACTCATGTAAATGAAAAGGGACAAACCGAGTATTACGATCGAAACTGTTGTCGATATATTAATAACGAAAAAGTGTACAAATGGACTGAACATGATAAATATGGAAACGCTCATGTATTGACAATTGGTATGAGTAGCGGTCATGTCTATAATGACACATGGGATAAAATAATGGCAGAAGACGAAAGAAAAACAAAAGAATCGTATGAGGATGCTATTAGAAGAGGTCAGTTGTCCTATATAGATTATAGTGATTACAGATTTGCTTGTAATTCTGGAATTACAAAAGAAATTAGTACAGGAAAAGTGATAAATTGTCTCGATGAAGTATATAATCTTACAACAAGAAAAACAGAATATAGAAAATGGTATGTAACAGAAGCTGCATTAAAAGAACATGGAAAATATGCATATAAGAATACCGCTAAAGGCGATTACGGAATTGTAATCACTAAAGAAGAATATTGGAAGCTAGGGGGTAAATGTGCATTTAATATGGCTCATACTCCAACAGATAGGATTGTGTGGGAAAAATTATATGGAATAGGAGGCGTACATGAATAAGGAACGTAGACGTAGTATTAATAATATCAAAGCAAATATAGCAAGATTACAGAAAGAAATTACAGATGTATCGTCAGAATTATCTATTGTATTAGATCAAGAGCAGGATGCATTCGATAATATGCCCGAAGGATTACAGAGCAGTATGCGAGGTATGGATTCGGAAGATGCGATTGACTTGATGGAAGAAGCTATTGATAGCTTGGATGATGCAATAAAATCATTAGGAGATATATTATAATGAAAGCAAAATATAAAGATAAGTTAGTGGAAATCATTGAATTAAAATCAACATCATTTGTTGATTATCTACAAAAGCAGAGTAAAACTGTTCCACTATTTTCTGTAGATTATATATGTGCAGTTAATAAAGAGTATCAAATATATAGATATGTTGATGTAAAAGCGAACAGAGTCAAATATGCATTGGAATATATAATTGATTATAATACAGCATATGCAATTATATGTGATACTAAGATTGATTTTGAGGATTTGGTGAAGTGGTTTGAAAGAGAAATATTAAAGATTGGAGAGTGATTGATATGATTATATTTAAAGAGAATAAGAAAACAGGATTACAGTGTGGAATTAATAATAATGGTGATTTATTTTTAGGTGACGATAGAAGTGGGTACAATTTGCCGGATACAGAAGAAAATAGAGAACGTGTGATAAGAGATTTTGATTTTTATAATAAATAGTAAATAATAGTTTCATTGGAAGATTGGAGGCGAAATAATATGAAAGATATGAATATTACAGGAAATGCAATCGAAAATTTATTAATATCATATGCGGATCATAAAGCACAAGTAAGATTATTTATGGAAGATGAGAATGTTAATGCTGATGAATTGGAAGAAAATTCAGAGTTTATGTATCATAAAGGATTCTGCGAATGTGCCGAAAGATGGATTAGATGTCTTGGCATAAGTCCAGATAGTCCTAAAATCGAACAAATGATTAAAGATTGGAGTGAATAATATGGATAAAATAGATAAGAAGAAATACATAGGTATTGTAAAATTTACATTAGAATCAATGGTTAATCTTGCAAAGTCTGATAAGAATTATAATCTTGCGGCAGATACAATTCATTATTATGAGACAACTATTAAACCAGAAATGCAAATTAGTCAGGATGAGTTTTTAGAATTGTGTAAGGAAGCTGGAATTAAATAGATTGGAGTGAGAGTTACATGGCAGAAATGATAAGCGTTGGAAATAAAATTTGTTCAAAAGAATATGGTTATCCATATGCGGTATTAGAGGAAGATGAGACTTGGTATTTATATGATCATATAAAAAATAGTACAACTTATGTTAAAGTAAAAGAAATATGGCGTGGAACAACAGAACAAGATTTAGAAAATGTAAAAAAGGCGTTAATAGAATGGGGTTGGACTAACGCAGGTTTTGAACCAGATAGCGAATAGTTAAGTTGTTGATGAAACCAAGTTTTCATGTGGAATGAAAGAAGTAAGTAAATGAAAATTACATCAGATATGGTAATAGAATTTAAGAAATTGGAGATTAAATTTTGAAAATAAAATTAAAAACAACAAGTGGGAATTATAATAAATATAAGGATTTCTTATCAAAATATCAATATGAAGAGAAAATAACCTATTCTTCCTGGTATGAACCAGACATTTTTCATAATGAGAGATACAGGATTACTTATATAAATGCTTCAATTCAAATCAGTTCTTTGGATGAATTATTTGAATTAGCAAAATGTCTTCCTAACAAAAGTCACGAAATTATTGTAAATAATGATATTGAAGAGGAAGATAGTCCTTATATCGAAATCTATGATAATTATAGGGAATGAAATCTAGGTTTAAGGCAAGAAGGGAGATTATAAGATGAGTACAGCAACATGTATTAAGAACTATGATGGTGTTGGATTCTTAAAAGAAAATAAAGACGGATGTGAAGAAGTTCATATCAAAAAAGGTGACGTAATTGAATGGGATAATCAAGGATATCTTTGGTTTGATAACGTATGTTTCGGACATATGGATGCTTATCCTGGGCGATATTTTAAATTTTAAGGATAATGAAATTTAACTTTCAGGAGGAGAGTTATGCTAATAGAAGAATGTAATGGAAATTGGAATTACATGTATGAATTTAAACTTTGTGGTAATTGGTATCCATGTCATGTCATCGAAGAAAAAGACACTGTTAGAAGGAGTGACGACAGAGTATGGATCTTTACGAGAAATGGAAGTATAACTACAGAGCGGAATGAAAATGTTAGAAAGATGAGTGAAGAACGGTATTTAAAACAGAGATCAGAGTACATGAGTTATCTTGGAGAATTTGCTTCTGATCGTCGATATCATGAAAATGTAGGGGAAGATTTAGCGCTATTTCATGACTTAGTAGAATTGTAAAAGAATATGGTATAGAAAAGGTAATGAATTTTACATTCATAACGGAGATTAAATATGTGAGTGTCGATTTCTTTGCAGAAATTAGTAGAAAAGTATAAATGGAGGATAAAACCCCCAATGCATCAACTTCAGAAATACTTGATTTACTTGGAAGATTGGAAGAGGTGGTATAAATGGAATGGAAATGTCCTGTTTGTGGTAAAGAATTTGAGTATTTTGGTATTAAAGAGTTTGCATCAGCACCTAAAACTACGTTATTTGGTACATTTAAAATTAAAGACATTAATGGAAATATTAAGACCGTAGATAGGAAACTAAATAAACCAGTTTGCTCAGAAGAATGTAAGCAAAAGAATGAAAATCAATATTTTGTTGAAAAGTATAAGGGAAATAATATTTATTGCGTAAATGGTAGATATATGCCTTATCTTGAATGCGATTATTGGTATGATAGTATTGAAGGAGTTAGAAAAAGAATTGATAATCCACATTTAATTCCGGCTACGCCACAACTAATGCGTGGATTGCATACTGTAATGAGTGGTGAGCCTGGAAACTTATAATAAGAAATGACGATTCCTTTTGAAAATTTGGAGATATAATTATGGAATATGGTGAATTATTAAAAGAAAAAGGATTTAGTTTAAATTCTTATCCAAAAGGAAAATTTTGGAAAAATGATTGTAACTGACATGATATATAAAAAATGAGAAAAGCAAAGGAGTAAATATGTCAGCAACCACAGTTATAAAAGAAATAATAAAGTCAAAAAATATATCACAAGCGGAACTTGCGGAAGCAACCAATACAACAAGGCAAAATTTAAGTAACAAAATGACAAGGGATAAATTTTCATCTCTTGAATTAGTGGAAATTGCGGATGCTCTGGAAATGAATCTGATTTTAAAAGATAAGGCAGAGGGAACGGAGTATATAATTGATTATCCAAACGAGTTAAAATATAAGCCAAAAAGAAAAAAAGAGTAACAGTAGAAGAAGGGGAAATTATATGAACCGACTAAAAGATATTATTATTAATGAAGATCTTATACAATATCTTGAAATTGTCCAAATATCCGATAGAAATAAATCTATTGTGAAAAATTATATGAATGGAATTAGTATGAATCATCTTGCAGTAATGAATAATATATCTTCTTCAAGAGTACGTATGATTATTTTAGATTATATAAGGCATAGTCATCTTATTAAAAGTGTAACGAATGATTTGAAACATTAGAAGCAGAAATTAAACCTGCTTCTTTTTTATTGTAAAAAAAACGAAAGGAGAGAATACATATATGAAAAATAATTGTAAAAACGGAAATCCGAAAAAGAAAAGCGAATTCATTTGTCTGTCGTGTGGTCGAATTATTATGGATGGAATTCAACGACCACGGCAGCGAGAAAAGGATCATATAAAAGATTTATTTTGTGTGTTTGAGGGTAAGGATGTAAAAAGCATCGAGGTTAGATGGTGCGATGATGTGAACGAAATAAGAGCGAAGATTCCAGAATTAAAGAGAGAATATGGATATAAATAGTAAGAAAGCGAGGTTGATGAAAATGGCTCAGATAAGAATTTATGCAACAAAGAAAAAAGGTAAAACTGAAGTACAGCCATTCTGGAATATGTCTGATATTAGGAATGTTGTGGAATGGTTTGAAAAGAATAATGAATGGGATGGATATCTTATTACATTATTGGAATTGCTTCTTGGTAGACGAATTGGCGATATAGTAATGATGAAGTGGTCGGATCTATATTATGAAAATGGAAATCGAAAGAGTGAGATTGATACTATTGAAGAACAGAAAACAGGAAAGATTACTAATCTTCCTGTGAGTAATATGGTATGGGAAGCAGTTGATAATTATTTGTCGCATATGAATGTTAATCCAATGGAACATTATGATGAATATATCTTTGAGTATTCTCCTAAAACATTATGGATGTTAAGGAATCATAAATCATCATTCTATATTGATATTGAAAATTGGTGTGTATATTTAAATAAAGATTTTTCGGATAAAAGAAAAGAAAAAATTTTAGAGGGTTTTCGAAAACAAAAAGATTATAACAATTTGGGTGACTATCTATATTATGTTGTGGAGTATAATGATGTTGTTAAGTGGCAGACAGATGATTATAGGAAGAAATTAAAGAAAGCAGTTGAAGATGCTGGTATTCAATATCAGGTGTCAAGTCACAGCTTACGTAAATCGTTTGGTTACTGGATTCATAAAACACATCCATTTGATCCTGATTGTTTATTGTCATTACAGAAATTGTTTAACCATACAGATCTTCAGACTACAATGAACTATATTGGATTAACAGAAGAGAAAAATAGACAGTTGATTAACGATCATGGAGAGTTCATCCATAATGTACTTGCAGGTAAGGGAGATGAGATAGTTAAAAATATGCCAGTTATTTCATTGAAGTCGGATGATTTTGGAAGAATAATTCGTATGCTCACAGACGATGTGGACAAGTATCAAGCAGCAATTAATATGGCAAATGAGTTAAGGGTTATATAAAAAAAAGAATATGTAAAGGACGATGAGTTATTTGTCATCGTCCTGATTCTTAGATAATAAGTAATGATATGTCAATAGTCTTGTTACTTGTGGATCTTCCGATACAAGTATTTCATTAGGGGAACAATCAAGAACTTTACATATTGATTCAAGTGTTTCAAGCTTAATTGCAGTAGATTCTCCTTTGTAAATCTTGTCGATTGTTGGATATGTTACGTTGATTTTTTTAGCTAACTCATACCGTGACATATTTTTTTCTTTCAGTTTGTTTTGTATAGATAGTTTCATATTAGCAAACCTCCTTTACATATACAATACCATATATATTTAAAAAAATAAATATAAAAAATATTTATAATAATACTTGACAATATATATAGTATTGTATATAATACAAAACATAGAAAGCCAAAGAGAAAGGAGGATGCTTATGGATATTAGAAGATACGATATTGTACAAGCTGATTTAGGATCTACAATTGGATCAGAACAGGGTGGAGTTAGACCTGTGCTCGTTATTCAGAATGATATGGGTAATATTCATAGTTCTTGTACTATAATTATGCCACTAAGTTCAAAATTAAAATCACTTGAAATGCCAACACACACTATTATCCATAAGGATACCGATAACGGACTTAAAACAGATTCGGTTGTGTTGGGTGAACAGATGCGAGTAATCAGTAGTCAGCGAATTATCCGAAAAATCGGTTCAGTTATTGACAACGAGACACAGTCTGCAATTAAGAAAGTTTATGAAGCAAATTTTGGAGAATAAAGTAAGGAGTGGTATTATGGAATATATAATAACAACATTGGATGAAGCAAAAAAAATTGCAAAGAAGAATGCAACGGTTCTTGTTGCCGTAAGAGACTTGGAAAAGGAAGATTGCAATGAAGAATTTACCTCACAGATGTTTATTGAGTGTTCAGATATGTTTGAGAAGGCAAAGACGATTGCTCAGATTGCAGATGATTTATTAAATCAGATTCGTGTTTTTACTGAGTATCAGCCAGATCCAATTAATTATATTCCAAAAGGAAAGCTTGGAACAATACTTTTGAAAAAGTCAAGACACAATGACTTAGAATAACAAAAGTTGCATGAATTAGAAATTTTTGTAAAAATATTGACAAAAGCAAACATATGTTCTATTATTGTTCGTGGACGGAAAATAAAAATGCAGTCAAGATTAAGTTTGGCGACTCCTTGACTGCATCAACACACGGTATATACTAGATACACCTTAGATAATAATACATAATTTTATTCAGAAAGTCAATACTTTCTCAATTCATAGTATCTTTTATATTCCATTATTAAAACTAAATAAAGGAGTGATGAAATGGCACAGTATGTTATTACTGATGGCACTCGATGGATTATGCGAGATAGGAAGGGTAAATATGTTCCTACGTCTTGTGAGGCTCTTGCTGACATTTTTACCAATAAACAGGCAACAGGAATCTTCCAAAGTAACTTGTCTAAAGCGTTGAAATCGGTATTTCGTGTGCAGAAGATTGATGAGCCATCAAAACTTATTAAGCAGATTTCACAAGAAACCGCACAAGAAAATACTGAAAGGGTATCGACTGCTGAAAACATTCAACGTTGGATTAACAGAATTGATGGGTTGAATGGACTTGCAACTGAAGCATTACATAGAAAAGATGAATTAGTTCAACAATTAAGTAAGGTTGACCAAGAATTATCTGATGTGAATCATTACATAGAGTTCTGTAATTTGAATGCAGCTCAAGGCTACAAAGCATACAAGATGATTAAGGATAGGAGAATAAAACGGAGAAGTATTAAAAATGAGTTACAGGTTGTTGAGATTATTTTGGGCAAGAAGATATCCGAAACTGCAACAGACGAAATCCAAAAAGCTATTGTTGGAATGGATCAGCGTAAGTATGAACCACGAGTCTTGAATGAGTTATTTGATTTTTAAAGGAGGTATTTAATTATGGTGTTATGTAATAATTGTCAAGTTATGATGATTCCTACAATGTCATTTTCGCAGAACGGAAATAAAAAATATTGTAGATGTCCTCGTTGTTATGCTGAGACAAAGAAACAGCGTTTGGATAAGAATGAGTTGTCTTTTGGAGAATATTTGACTAAGGCGGTTAAACGAAAATAAATATGGGGCAGGTGTATTAAATGAAAGAAGAAATATTACGTGAGAAATTACAAAATCTTTCAGTGGAGCAATTAGAATGGATTAATGAATATTGTGATAACAATATGTCGAAGTTAAAAAAGATCAGTTATAACGCATTCTTTAGATATGGTATTCCAGAATATGAACATGATGAGTTATATGATGATGCAATGAATGTTTTAATGGAAAGCGTTGTAACCTTTGATTCATCTCAGGGAGCAAATTTTAATACTTATTTGACTAATAATATTAAAAAGTCGGTTATAGATTGGTATAGAGACAATTATCAACGAGGTAAAAGAAGAAATTTGTTAACTGATAAAAATGGAAGGATATTAAAGTTTGATAAAGATGGGAATATCACAAGTGATCAAAAGGGAAAACCGCATATTGTTCCAAACAGCTCATTTGATGCACCTGATGACGATGATAATAGTTTGGCTGATAAACTTGCATCAGATTTCAATGTTGAATATGAAAGTGAATTTGATTTTGAAATAGAACAAAAAGTGGAAGATTTTTTGAACACATTATCAAAAGTTCAAAAGAATATTTTGCTTTTATTGAGGCAACACGAAAGTAAAGAAGATATTAAACAGCAGTTAGGTATTTCGGACAGAGAATACAATAGTGCAATTAAGTCAATTAATATGAATAAAGGACTTTCTGCATTTTCAGAGAACAAAAATGATGGAAATTATGAATTGGAGGTAAAGGATATGGCAGACAGAATTATTGAAATTGGTGAATCAGAGAATTACAGAATGGACAAGTATAGTATGTACGCATTATTACAAGATAAGAAAAACGGAGATATGAATTGTAATTACATTTTGCAGCGTGAACCTTTTCAGTGGAGTAAAGAAGAAGCAAATAGATATTTTTGCCGTATTCTTAGTAACCTTCCTATTCCTGAGATTATCCTTTGTGAACAAAAGAAGAAAGGATTAACAATTTCTCATCTAATTGATGGTTTGCAAAGACTTTCATATGCTGAAGCATTTAAGGAAAATCGTATCAAAATTGGTTCGGCAGGAGCAGAAAGACATCTGATTCAGTATAGAGATTATGTTTTAGATGAAAACGGTAATCGTGTATTAGATGAAGACGGATTTCCTGCATATGAAATGAAAGTTTTTGATGTAATTGGAAAGTATTATAAGGATTTACCAGATGAACTGAAAAAGCGATTCAACAATTTCAATATTAATGTAACTAAGTTCTTTGATTGTACAGACGAACAGATTGCAGATCATATTCGTGATTACAATAATCACGCAAGTATGAATAAGGAGCAGGGTGGATTGCTTAATGTATCTGCTGATATTGCCGTACATATTAAAAAGATTTCTCAGAAAAATTCATTTTTCAAGAACTGCGGTAAGTTTACAGATAATAATTCAATTAAAGGAAAGCTTGAAAGAGTTGTTGTTGAATCACTTATGTTATTGTTCTTCCGTGAATCATGGAGAGCAAATCTTGATTCAATCTACAAGTTTGTTAATGAGAATGCATCGGAACAACAGTTCATGAAACTTAATTCACAGTTCAACAGACTGGAATTGGCATTAGGAGATAACAATATAGATTTATCAAAAGCGTTGTTTACTCCAACTACGATGCCAATGTGGATTGCAGTGTTTGATAAATTTACTACATATAATATGGATGATTCTCGTTTTGTTGACTTTTTAAATGCTTACAATACAGAACTCAAAGATAAAGACATTAATGGTGTATCAATGGCAGATTTTAAGGATCAGCAGACAAAGAAAAAGGCAACTATTACAGGTAAAATTGATTTACTTGTACAGCTTATGAATGAATTTTTACATATTGAACAGACAACGGAGAATAATGAAGTAGAAGATAACACTACAGTAGATTCAGAAAAAGATTTCGTACATAGTGTGATTAAAACAAATATTACAGACGAAGATATGCAGGATTATAAGGACTATATCGAAGATACGGTAAGAATGTCTTCTCCATTATATCATCAGGCATATCCAGCTTTGTTAGCAATGGCTGCATATGTGTATAGCTGTGATAAAGATGATGAATTTAATCAGTTTATTGACGGATATGCTAATAATACATATGAGTTTACAACAGATCAGAACCTTAATTATTGCAACATGAAAAATGCTTTTCAGGAATGGCTCAAAATAAAGGAGGTGGCTGCATAATGCCGGATATTAGTATGTGCTTTGGTAAAGATTGTGACAGAAGAGAACATTGTTATAGATATATGGCAAAACCAAATCAAGTTCAAACATATAGTGATCTGGAACATGATTGTAAAATGAATAATTATCGTAATCAATTGGAGTTCACAGACAAATCAATGTTAGTGGGGTGTTACACTAAATGACAAAATTGATTCCATATCAAGGTTATGTTGTTCCACAGGAATTTCTCACTACATGTAACAAGTGTTATGAACGTAATATATATCAAGTTCAAGATACGATTATGGATGAAAATACAAATAAAAGATATTTGCGATGTAATAACTGCAATTCAAAAATATATGTGAATTTGCGAAGTATATGTCTGTGTTGATAGCAATAACAGGAATTATATTTCGTAGTATCATCTATTTTATATACATAGTCAGTTCTGACATTCTAATATCTTGTATCTTATAACTCGATATATAATTCCTGATTATATAGATAGCGTAAAAATGAAAGGCGGTGAGAATATGGGTATTGGATGTAGACCAATTGGTAAGTTCAAGAGTGAAATGGTAAAGATCGAAAATAAGATTGCCAAGGAAAAGGCAGCACATGTTGTAAAGAAGAACAATAAGAAGGGAGAATAATTGTATAAAGAAGAAAACAGTTACATATCAGTTACACACAAGACGGTTGGATCGTGAGGTCGCACACAACAAGATGAAAAAGGCTGGCGTTATTCAGCCTAATAAGGACAAAGGAAATGGTAGTTCTTTGCACGTCATTGGCGTGAGTATGTATAAAAAATACGATGAACTTACTATATTGTAGGTTCGTCTGCAATGGGCTGTGGTGAAGCGGTCAACACAACAGATTTTGATCCTGTCATTCGTGGGTTCAAGTCCCACCAGCCTAGTTATGTGCCATTAGCTCAGTTGGTAGAGCACTCGACTTTTAATCGAGTTGTCACGAGTCCGAGTCTCGTATGGCGCATTATAAAAAATTAAAAGGAGTATAAAGCTATGAGAACAATAGACAACAAATTTGAAATTGGGGAAGAATGTTATACTTATGCAAGAGAAAATTTAGCAATTATTTGTCCAGTGTGTAAGGGAACGAAGAAGATTTTTTATAATAATTACGAGATTCCATGTAAACAGTGTGATGCTTCGGGAAAGATTGTAGGTAAGCAGACAGTTGTTGCACCTCATAAGGTTAGAATCAGAAGAATTGTGGCTAGTATTTGGAATGATGTAGTTACAATTAAATACAAAATTGATGCTGTTGATGATTATATCAATGTAAGGAATAGAGGCGAGAGTTCTTTATTTAAGACATTGGAAGAATGTGAACAGAAGTGTAAAGAGATAAATCAGGGTGAGAGCAGCAGTATATTATAAAAAGAAAGGGGAAACGAGAAATGTTATTAAAAGAATGGAAAACAAAGCCATTTAATAATGGTTTGTATCTTTTGGGACAACAAGATTTAGATGAATTTAACGGAATAAGAATGTGGCATGATAAAGATATTCCTAAACAAGATAAATTAGTTTGTGTATATAACACAGAGACAGATAGAGTTAGTGATAAGTCAGTGTATGTTGATGTTGATGGAAGAGAATATATTAAAAATAAAAATGAAAAATGTTATCTTGATGAGTTTAAATGCACAAATAACTAAGCAACAGGTTACTATGAAAATTCTCTTTCTTTGGATTGCGAGGTGAAAACTATGAGATGGAAACAGATAGTACAAAAGAAACCTTATCATGGAGACTTAAGATATTCTACTGTATTTGCATGGATGCCAATTAGATGTGAGAATGGTGACTGTGCATGGTTAGAAAAAGTAAATTTGGTTGAAGAATACAGGATTGATCCAACGGGGCATTGGATTAATAAGAAATTTGAGTAGCAAGAAAGTTCGATTTCTTTGGAAGAGAGGTGAGTAATAGATGAGCAATGGTGATATAGCATTAGTTATTTTTTCAATAATTGGATTAATTATTTCATATTCTGTTTTATGTAGTATGCCAGGAGATTTTTTAAAAGCATTTGAAAAAAGCTGCAAAGAGTCAATACGTAAAAGAGATGAAGAATTAGATGAGAAAGAGAAGATGAATAAAGAATTGCGAAGATGGTTATTTAAATAATATTTATTCTATGTTTGGAGGTTAAAAGGTATTATGAAACAGATTCAGGAAAATGAACAGTGGAAATTGAATGGTAACTGTGAAAAATGTAGAAGAAATAATTATTGTTTAAAGCCATGTACTCAGCATAATAAACGAATAAGAGCAGAATTTAAAGGTCTTGTTGCAGATACAATGAATAAAATGACTGGTGGAGTGATGAGAGAGGCTATTGATAAAACGGTAAATGGAATTTGGTAAATTGGAAAGGAGACTTATATGATTACAAAGACATTATATACTTGTCAGTTCTGTAATACCGATTATGCAGATAAAGGAAAAAATGGAATGTGAGAAGAATCACAAAGTTTTGGAAACAGCAACAATTATAGGCGACTATAAATCATTAAAATCTATTCCAGACGGATGCCATACGAAAGTAAAAGTGAAATTCAAGGGTTCAGATAGGTGGATTGAGTATAAAAGATAGTTAGGAGCGGAGTTATATGAGTCAATGGATTAGAAATAAGTCATGCGATATTTGTGGAAGAATAGAAATTGGGTTAGTAGAAATGAATGTAGGAAAAACTATGCATTATCTATGTTATCCATGTATGGCAAATTTCGCATCAGACGTTCTTGATTATGCAAGAATGAATTTGACCGAGAAAGTCAATGAATATGGAAATACATATTTTATAGACGAAGAACAGAAACCACAGTAAACTTCGATCTTTGGAAAATGAAAGGAGTATTTAATAATGACTGTTAAATATATTTTAGAAAATATTTTTGGCAAAGATATTAAGTGGCATTGCAAAAATCTTAATAATAAAGCAATGATCAAATTTAATGCCGCTTCTCCATTTCAGCCGTTCGCTGAACCAATTATTGATATAAAAGAAATGATGGTTGATACAAGATATTTGTTTAACACTCATCGAGACTATAAAGCAGATAAAATAAAAATTGTTTGTTTAATAAATTCATGTGAAGAATGCGATCAAAATCAATGGATGAGTGTGAAAGATGTAATAGAAAAACTCAAACAATTTGATGAAGATTTAGACTTGTGTAATGTGGATAAACAATATGTAGATGGATGGATACCTGCAATTATACATGTTTATGACGAAGATCCTGAGTATGCATATGAATGTGATAAAAAGAATTTTCCAAACAATTTTATTGGTGGAATAACATTCTTTTTATCATAAAACAGCACAAGAAAACTTCGTTTCATGCAAAATTGAGAAAGGAGACAATATGCTAAACGTTGGAGATTATGTAGGGCAGATCAATAAAGATTCATCTGGTGTATGGAAGTTATATAAGGATAAGATAAATAAAATCACGACAACAAAGAAATATGGTAGAAGATATTTTACCAAGACAGTGTTTCGACCATTAGACGCAGATGACGTAGATAACAACACAAAAGAAATGGAAGAGTCGATTGGTAAGGGATATATACTTACAAGAGAAGTGTTTGGATTAAATAGTAAAACTGAATCTTATGCTGAAAGATGGATAAAATGGGCTAATGAGAATCCAGATAAGGCAACTGGTTTGATATAAACGGAGAATATAACAGTAGAAACAATTAACAAAAAATAAATATAAGAAAGAAGAGGTACAAAACATGGATGGATTTATGATGTTTAAGAAGGCTTTACAGAAGCACTTCGATGAAATGCAGAAAGAGGCAACACATTTATTTGAGGTAAATGTAGATAAGGATGAATTATGGAATACATATCTTGATAGCTTCCCTGCTGGTACAAATGAGATTTTCAGAGAGCGTAGAGAGCATGATTGTAGTTGTTGTAGACAGTTTATTAAGAATATTGGTTCTGCTGTCACCATCAAGGATAATCAGATTCACACAATTTGGGAACTGAATCTTGGCGATACAACATATCAGCCAGTATGTGATGCACTTGATGCTTTTGTAAAAGCTCATACAGTTACAGATATTTATACAACTAAGTTTCCTAAGATTGGTACAGATTTTAACTTTGAGGAAATCAATGGAAAGTCTCATCAGTGGGATCATTTCTTCTTAGAGCTTCCAAGTAAGTTCGTAAATAGAAGTAGTCGTTCTAACGAGGAAGTTAAAGGACAGTTCAGAGATACAAGAAATGTATTTAAGCGTTCTCTCGATGAGATTACTATGGATGCACTTGATACAATTCTTGAACTTATCAATTCAAATACACTTTACAAGGGTGAAGAGTGGAAAGGCATACTCACAGAGTTTAAGAAATATAAGAAGGAATATGATAAGCTGACTTCTGATACTGAAAAGGATTTATATGCTTGGGAGAAGTCGGTAACAGCAGGTATGGCTATCGGTAGAATTAGAAATCATTCTATTGGAACACTTCTTATTAATGTAAGTGAAGATATGGATCTTGACACAGCAGTTAAGAAGTATGAGCAGATTGTCGCTCCAAGCAATTATAAGCGTCCAAAGGCTATTTTCACAAAGAAGATGCTTGAGGATGCAAAGAAGACCATTACAGAACTTGGATATATGGATTCATTACAGAGAAGATTTGCTAATCTGAATGATATTACTGTAAATAATGTATTGTTTTCAAACAAGAGTGCTGCAAGAAGAATGGTTGGTGCAGATGATATTTTTGGACAGATGGAAAAGGACGTTGCTGTAAGTCCTAAGAAGTTTTCTAAGGTTGAAGAGATTTCAGCACAGGATTTCATTGATAAGGTACTTCCAACTGCAAAGGAGATTGAAGCTTTTGTAGAGAATAAACATGAGAAGAACTTTGTTTCTATGATTGCGCCTGTTAATCCTGACGCTAAGACAATGTTCAAATGGAATAATGGATTATCTTGGGCTTATTCAGGAAACATTACTGACTCTGATATGAAGCAGAATGTAAAAGCTGCTGGCGGTAATGTCGATGGTGTACTCAGATTTTCAATCATGTGGAATGAGGGACAAAATGACAACAGTGACCTTGATGCACATTGCAAAGAACCTGATGGAAACGAGATTTATTTCGGTAATTGTAGAAAACCTAGTATGTCAAGATGTGGCGGTCAGTTAGATATTGATATTACACATCCTATGGAGCAGATGGTAGGAAAGCCATCTGTGGAAAATATTACATGGGCAGATATGTCACGTATGAAGCCAGGTGTTTATAAGTTCTTTGTAAATCAGTATGCAGCAAGAGGAAGTAAAGGATTTAAGGCAGAAATTGAATTCAATGGTGAGATTTTTGCGTTTGAATACGATAAGTCAATGAGAACTGATGAAAGGGTTCAGGTTGCAGAAGTAACACTCGATGAGAATGGAAACTTCTCAATTAAGGAGAAATTAGCAGGCAATTCATCTATTTCAAGTCGTGAGATTTGGGGTGTAAATACAAATCAGTTTGTTCCTGTATCAGTAATTAGTTACAGTCCAAACTATTTTGACGAGCAGGATGGGATTGGTCATAGACATTTATTCTTCTTCCTGAAGGATTGTGTAAACAACGAAGAGCCTAATGGATTCTATCTTGAGTTCCTTGACAATGATTTAATGAAGCATAAGAGAGTATTTGAAGCATTAGGGGCTAAATGTCATGTAGCAGACACAAAAGATCAGTTATCAGGTATTGGTTTTTCGATGACAAAAAGAGCTGAATTGGTTGTTAAAGTAAAAAGTAATATTGAGAGAGTGGTGAAAATTAAATTTTAACTAGAGAAGAATTAATTTCCCAATATCAGCTTATAGAGAACACATCTAAAAAATATTATAATGGTTCGATTTGGAACTCTATAAGCTGTGGACGTTTTAAAATAATTGGGAAAACGAATAGATGTAACAAAAAGGGATCGTATATTTATTGTTTGTGTGAATTTGAAGATGGGGCAATCGTTGAAAGTGATTTTACCAACATAAGTAAAGGAAACCTCAAAAGTCCTAATTTTCCAAATGTGTTTAATATAGGATATTTGGGTCAGGGTAAGTGGAAATGTAAAATAAATGGAAGCGTCACTAAAGAATATACTACATGGCATCATATGATAGAAAGATGTTATTCTGAAAAAGCACATTTAAAAAGTAATGCGTATGTAGGTGTAACAGTTTGTGATAGGTGGCATAATTTTCAGAATTTTTGTGACGATATCGTTTATTTAGATGGATATGATCTTTGGAAAAATGG